TGAGAGCAAAGAAATCAATTCGAGCATGGGTAGCAAGAGAAAAAAATAGCATAGTATGACAATCAGAAGAAGTTATTCAAATAGTATACTCACAAGTATCAGTGAATTTTTAATTGCATTAATTATAATATTAATAGCAACAGTATCAATAAGTAAATATTGCGCAGACTATGATTATTATAATTATGTAGAACTTAAAGCACAATATAAAAACTATATTGTGACTAATAAGTATATACGGAACTCAGACACTTATGTGTTAGAACTCATGAACCCTTTTAGTAAAAAGACTAAAGAGGTATATGTTAGAGATTATCTATATTATAATACTTATTTTGTAGGAGATACTATAAAATGACAAGAAGTAAAAGCCAAAAGTATATATATCAGTGTAGATATAACAAGAGTAAGCCGTACCGTGTAATAGTATACTATAAAGGTACTAATATTCAAGTAGGAACATTTGCTACATTTCCTGAAGCTATTGAAGCTCGCAATAAAAAATTACAGGAATTAGGAGCGAGAGTGCCTATTGGACCTCTTACTAGAGTAGGTATTAAAGCATCTATCAGAAGATCTATAGAAGATTTAGAATTAGTAGCTAAGTTAATAAAGAATATAGATAGAGTTAGTTTTAATATAGTATCTAATCAAATTAAACAGTTATCCAAAATGTTAAACAAATATTAGTCAAAACTATGTTCGAACAAGTAAAAGATTACAAAAGTGCTTGTGCTGTACTAGGTAAGAAACCTATTGATAAGCGCAGAAAGTTAGATGAGCATGTTATGTCATACATCATGCTGAGTACTATCACTGAAGCAATTAACTTTATTGCCAACGGAAACAAACCGTGGATACCGATCTACCAACAAAACAAACCAATCAAAACATGGTACAGTTGGTGGTATATTGATTGGAACAAGATTAAAGACGGTTCCGGTGCGGGTTTTTTCCGTCTGGCTTCTCTCGATGGCCTTGGTGGTGCGGCTGCTTATGTCGGTGCTCATTTGAGGTTCATTAACAGAGACGCGGCAATATATGCAGCTAAAACATTTAAACCATTATATATGAAACATATGTTTGGTATGGATTAAGTTCTCATATTTATTAACTATTAAAACATTTATCAAGAAATGGAAAATGAATTACAAGATTCTTCAAGAGGAAGAGGCTCAGCAATAGCCTGGAGTTTAGCAACAATCCTAATTCTATTAGGAATGTTAGTTGCTAGCGCACTAACTTTTATCTGTCATGATAAAGTTAGCAATCTCATCAATCCTGAAAAGGATAATGTAGAACAAGTTTGTGTTGACACAATTTATACTGAAGCTGTACCTACAATACAGGAAGTTCTTCAGTTTCGAGAAGACACAAAACGTTACATGCACATAGACAGTGTATTTCTTACAATGCCAGACGTTGTCTTAATAGATATACTAAGGCAACATGGAACTTCATTGTCTAACAGTGACATTGTGACTATATATGAATCGAACAGAAGTACTTATAACAAGGTAATGAGCGGGGCTAGAAGTCAACACTATAAAGACTCATTAGATAAATTGTCTAACACTTATGACAATACTAAAGATACTACTTTCGTAAAGAGAGAATAAAGTAATAAACCTCGCTTTGTGATTTTAGTTATAATTCCTTTTATTTTTAAGTTAAAAGTATACTCAGTCTGTGAAGATAGAGTATACGTCCTCAGAAGATGACAAACCTGTGGGGCGTAAGTAAATGCATATCGTATATTATTCCCTTGAATACGGCAATAGCGGGTAATATCCGAGATACTCGTATTTGTGTTTATAATCGTGCAGACGTTAAAATCAGGTACTCCAATAAGGAAAGTTTGACAGCAATCCTGCTTATGAGTTAAAACTATAGTGAGAGTCATAGAAACAAAGTGTTGTTATCTTATTATTAACAAATGTAATTAGAATAGATACTATTTATTCTAAGAAAGAACGAAAACAAAGTTGATACTAACTTAAAAACAAATCCAGAGTATCCTGGTCGTCGTCAACAATATTAACAATTTAAAACATTAAGTAATATGAAGAAGAAATTAACAAAGGAGGTTCATAATGCCTCGTATTAAAGTAGAAGAAGGTCGTAAACTTACTGAAATAGAATTCGGTACAGACCATTATCTAGCAAATTTGCTTGCTTGTACTAAAATATTAGGTATACCCTTAAGTAAAGCAAGAACTCTGTGTAAATCTCATCCAGATATGAATATTAAGGTAGATCCACCACTACCCATTATCAGTAAATTACCTACTGATGCTATTCATATTGAATTAGGTGAATACGCAATAACAGTTAAAATAACTATTAATTAACTATCAAAGTAAAATGAAAGCAATTATTATTACCTTCCATGGAGAAGCTCCTGAGAAGAATTATGATGAAATCATCAGAAGAATGGCTGAATTAGTATTCAATAACACAAGTGCAAAGATTGAAGATATCTCTGCCGCTGTGTTAGACGATAAAGAAGTATCTGAAGCTTTACTACAGAAAGTAGTAATAGCTCCTGTAGCAAATGCTAACAAAGCTTCTATATCAACCACTGTAAAGGCTGTAAGTGAACTTTGTAGCAATATCATCAATGAAATCGGAACTCCATCATTGATGAATGAAGAAGTATTCCGTAAGGAATTACTGAAATATCTTCTTAACAAAGAAGACCAGGCTACAACTAGAGTATTACGTATTATTATCAATACTCCAGAGAGTTCAGCTTCTAAGGTAAAAGTAGTGCTACACAACTACGGTTTATCAAAGCTTCCTGAGATAATCAAAGGTTTTGACTCTATTCTCAAACTATACTAGTTATGGCAAGAACGGAAAGAGAATACGAAAATCAGCAGAAAGACTTCAAAAAGAAGCCTAAGCACAAGAAAATGGAGCCTTACAATCGAAAGAAGTCATGGAAATAGACAAAAGGAGCTTAATACAGTATTATATTAACACTGTCAAAGAATACGCTCCTATATTTGGACAAGATCCCAATATCATTTTGTCAGAAGTAGCTAGAACAAACTCTCTTTTACAAAGAGAATTATATCTAGTTACAAACGATTGTCCTACACTTAACAATAAAATTAACTGTAGTGAATGTACTCATGAGTGTAAACTCAGAATGCAACAACTTGAACAGTCCAAGGAGGATACTTCGCCAGAGTATCCGCCCGCTGTTATATATTACTAATTTAAATTGTTAGTAAAATGGTGGATTTCAGTCAACCAAGAACCATTTATGACCAAACCCCTAAAGGGAGATCTCATAGGAGACACAAGTACCTACGGACTATACAATGGTCAACCAATTAACATTGGTCAGAAGAAGGATATGGGTCATCTACGAATAAGAAATACGAATAAGTAGAATGGTTCTTTTTTAAACTCTAAATTATCAAAAAAATGAATAAAACAAAACGTATTAAACTGTTAGAGGTATTCATAGAACTCGAAAGTAAGGAAGTGAACCCTAACAAAGAGTATATTGCTATATGCCAAGAAGCAGTAGATAAACTCAAACAAGAACTGGAGATAGAAGAGAGAAGAGTAAATCATTATCTTATTCTATTAACAGCTAATAAACGTAAGCGTGAACAATCCTATATCAATCGTAAACAAGTCAAAGCAGGTGAACATGAAAGTTACCGACAACGTAAAATACGATTGAATAAGGAGCGTAGAGAATCCGTACGTAATGGGTAAGATTATACGTCCTTTGGTTAGGATATACCCAACAGAAAACATCCAAGAAAGAATTAGAGCTGTATCATACTTTGGTAATTTTAGTATTGAATCTGCAAAACTACAATGCAAGAGTAACAATTACAGGTCTATAGATATCTATGTTCGTAATATATTCGTAGCAGTATTAGAAGCAAAAAGAAGATATTTCAAAGGATGTGATTTTATCGAAATTATTTCGTGATTATTAACTATAGTATCAAACCATTAAAAAGTATCAAATTATGGCAGAAGAAAACAAACTGAACATCTTTGATGTAAACAACGAGAGTGACGACATCCAAGAGTCAATCTCGAATGCAAACAAAGTAACCGATGAAGTAGTAAAGAAAGCAGCCGAAAAGATCGCTGAGCGCCGCAAGGAAAAGCTCACGAACGAACTCATCGACGTGGTTCAAAAGTGTGAATACACTGAGAAATCCGCAGCATTGCAGTTACGCCGTAGTAACCGCGTAAATCAACGTATGAAGACTTATATGAAGGAATTGCATGCAATTGCCGAAGACGTGAAGAGCGGCAAGAAGCCCATTACGGCATGGGACGATGAAGCTCCTGCACTGAAGAAGCAATTCGACAAGGACCTCATTGAGATCGACAAAGATATCGACAAGTCTCAAAGAGAATTGGACGAGATCTTCCCGAACTCATGGTCTTACCGTTGGAATTCTCTGATTCCGCAGCGTAATCGCTAAAGACAGAGAAAATAAAAAAAGAGGTTCCGAAACCTGAGTATCTTTGTATCCAAACAGGTTAGTGTTTATGTGGAATTTAGGTAGAAACCGTTAGGTTTGCCGGGAGAAATTGGACGCCACAAAGACCTGAATTAACAGGTCTCATTTAGTATCTTTGTATCAGTAATGAGGAACTACTGTGTACTACTGATCATATGTCTGGGATCGCGACAATAAGATTGTCCCGCATTAGTAATAATGCTGAACTGCCTTAGTCGAGATATCAAATCAGACTGAATAGTGTGTATCTTGTATCATTTACGTTGCTAAGGATCGAACCACGTAAATCCTATTCATATATTATCAAGATCAGTATAAGAGAACTAACCATTCTCAAGACCATAGGGTATATAGCTTTGGTCGGCTGTATACCCACAATTTTTAATATTATGTGTAAAAAAGAAAGAACATGGATTGAGGCTGTATTTTATTCTATGTTTACAGTAGGAATTATTACTATAATACTACTGTTAATAAGCCTTATTTAGAAATATGAAATGGTTTTATCGTATACTATTTGTATTGTGTCTTCCTATATTGATATTTCCTATGTTAATATGGGAAAATCATATGTATGCACCTGATTGGTTCATAAAATGGATAGATAAAATGCATTAAAGAAATTGACTGTTAGGTCTATTGAATCGTCGTTTGGACACGGGTTCGATTCCCGTATGCTCCACTATGTTCGTTCGACTCGAACCAGTGGCAGCTCCTGTGATGGGTAACTCTTCCTCATGTGTGAAATAACACAAATGGCAACTGAGCTGCAATCGGGGCATTATGGTTTTGACAGCGACATAGAGGAAATAGAATAGGTCAATAAGCAGATAACTGGCAATACAAGTTATGTAATGGATTATACTCGCTTAGCAGCGTGATAATCTGAACGGCTAAGCTAATGTCGTAAAAAGCTGGAGTAGAATAACTATAATTGGTTAGAGCGGGGGCGGCGGGAAAGGAGCTGATACCCAATCCCCTCAGGCACCACCAAGTTCAAGGCAGGAGTGCTATATGTAGGTTCGAGTCCTACTTCTACTACAAGAAAATTAGGTTTAATCAATAAATTGTTAATTTGAAATGGGATTAATTAATTTTATCAGAGAGAAACTTCCTGAACCCTTAGATAAGGTAAGTAAGGAATTACGAATGAAAGAGAAATTGATACAGCGTATCAACTCTGTCGTGCCACAGTGTTACAAGAACAGGTATCACTATAAAGAAGGTATTTCTAAAGTAAGAAACATCTTCTTCTTCTGGGAAGAAAGAGGTACAGAAATTCTACATCTTATTGATGTGGACGGAATGACTTCTGAAGATGAGAGAAAATTTCGTGAACTTGAAATAAAAGCAAGAAACTACAAAGAGCAATGCGTATAAGATATTTTGCCTGGTTTGACTCTAAGGCTGAACGTACTGAATTTATCAGTATACTTAATCAGTCTCGTTCAGAGTCTGAAGCGATTAGTAAACTTCTCGATAAATATCCAGACTTATCTATGTCTGCAATATCAGGAGTAGTAAGTAACTTTGTAAAAGAAATCAATAAAAAGTCATGAAATTAAATCATCCTGGAATCTATCGTATTATTGGAGAGCAATTTGAATTGTTAGCCAATATAGTTGGAGAAGTTCCTTGTCTTAGGATTACTTCTGCACTGTTAATAAATGACCTTGTTCAAAAGGGAAAGTTTACAGTACTCTCTGAAGAATCTATTGAGATACAAACTGTATGTCAAAAACCTGATTCTTTTTTGTTTTTAGAGTATGAATACTCAGAAATATGTACCCTACCGCCTTATAGACAATCTATTCGCGGTACGAAAATGCCAAACATTAGTAATGAACAACTAAAGGCATTCACTAACAGATATCTTGAGGATATCAAAATTCCTGGTAGAGGAATTGAAGCTACAAAAGCATATATTCTCAGCGTAACTGATTTCAACTTAGCACAGATAAATGTGCTAATGCTAAAAATAATTAATAGCACTCGCTATGGTCGTAAATAGTCTCACCGCATATCCATACTTAAGAGGATGTCCTATAAGATATTCTCAAGTAAATTGGAGACCATCTTGGTATGTATTCTTAAGAATACAGAATCGAGAAATTAAAAATACAGAATTCCATAAATTCTTTGATAAACAGAACTTAGCTAGGATAATATCATGGTTTGACATGAACATAATACAACAGATTGGCATAGCTTCTAAGGTTACTTTAAAAGTTAGAATTAGAATTGTCTGTGGTATGGTGAATAAATTACCAGTCGAAGTTCTCACTCGCGAATTAAAGATTGAATTTATGGAATGTATTTGGGACGCTTTTGATAAACTATATGACGAGTGGAATGAATGGCATTGCAGGTATATACTTGGATTACCATTCTAAGGGTATAGGGTCTTGGTTGACCCTATACTCACTAAAAAGCCCGTGATTATGACAGATGAAGAAAGACAACAGCTTTTCGATCTGATCAAACAGGCGAAAGAAGGTAAACAAATTGCCTTCACAAAGCTTTATGAGAAGTATAATCGAATTATATATAATACGATATATCGTATTGTTAATAATAAAGATGCTGCAGATGATTTATTATCTGTTACTTTTATTAAAGCTTTTTCAAAGCTAGAGAGTTATGTTAACAATATTTCATTTGAAATGTGGTTAAAAACTATAGCTATAAATAGTAGTATTGATTATATTAGACGTACTAAGAAAGAGAATGCAAATTATTGGCTAGACGATAGTACTAGCACTGTTCAATTGAGAAGTTCGGCCGACTACTCACCTGAAGATAATTACATCTTCAATGAAACAGATGAGAGACTTTCAGATGCCTTTAGCAGACTCCGGTATAAGTATCGTCATATACTTGAACTACGAACAGTTCAGAATTTGTCTTACAAACAAATATCTGAAGAGCTTGGCCTCACAGAGAGCCAGGTAAAATCCCAGCTTAACAAAGCTCGGGAAAAGTTAAAACAATTGTTAAACTAAAAAATTTACAAACATGTCAGCAATTTGGATTATTGTGCTATTAATAGTAGCATTTGTTCTTGCGAGAAACTTTCGCAGTGACAAGATGTGGTGGATTTATATCTCCTGCATCATAGCTGGCTTGTTAGTAGGTATGTTGAGTAAGGAAGTAATAGAAACCTCTAAGAAGGTCAATCATACTACTTCCATTACTCAGCTAGTCAACACCGTTGATGACTTCAATTCTACATGCACACAAAGCTTAGTGTGTACAGTGACAGAAGGTACTACCGATTGCCTATCTGGGGTTGTGAGTAACATGACAGAATTGAAATTAAAGTTATCAGACGCATTGATTAGTAATATCTATACTAACGGGCGTGACTCACCAGCAATAGAGGATGATAGTTGACCTCTCTAAATATTCTATCGACTGAACTAACGTATTATTAACCACCAAAAATTATCAAAATTATGGCAGAAAAAGAAATGACTAAAGCTGAAAGAAAAGCAGCTTTGAAAGCAGCAAAAGCAGCAGCTAAAGAAGAAGCAAAGAATGCTGCAAACAAGAAAGAAGGCAAGAAAGAAGACAAGCCTTCTGATGACAAGGGAAACAAGAAAGAGAAGGACAAACCTTCTCAAGTAGAAAAACCGGCAGCTGAGGCTCCTAAGGATAATAAGGAACAAAGTCAGACACCCAAAAAGAAAAAAGACAAAATTCCTACTATCATCCCTGAGGATGTTTCTCACGAGAATAAACCTTCTCCAGAAGAGAAAGCGCTCAGACGTGCAACCTCTCTTGTAGGCGGTATCACTGGTGCTGGTATTCCTGTAGGTTCTACAGCCTCTTCAGTAGATGGAAAGGCTATGTTGTCATTCGTAATGCAACAGCGTTACGCTAACAACGAAGAACTTGCAAAGCGTTATCCTGAAGTATACGCTGACATCAACCGTACTATTGATGTCGTAAACTTGTTAGCCCTTGTTGACATACGTCAGGACTTATTCAACCGTGGTGAACGTGGTGAATTGCAACTTATGATTGATGCAAATCAACTCATGCCGTTGCAAGGTATGGCTGAAATGTTAGGCATTAAGCTCGCTCCAGCTAAAGCATTACCGGGAGGAGATGGTAGCCAGTTGTCTATTGACTTTAACAAGTCAGAAGTTCCTACAGAACTTGCAGAAGATGCTGGTAAGACTATCAAAGCACCGGAGCTTGATCCGAATAAGATCACTACAGATGAGGAAATTGATGCAGCGTTAACTTACCTCATCAGTAAAGAAAGAAACGTTGCAACGAACATTGTTAACACCGTAGAATGGTATCGTACACTGCGCGGCCTGAAAGAAACTAATGCCGACAAGAAGTTAGCATTAGACGAGATGACAGTGGGTGATTGGATGAATGAAATCTTCAGCCGTATCAACCCTGTTAGCTTGCTGAAAGGCCTTGGAAGCTCAGTATACGTATATACTTCACAGACTGGTTCTCCGTGCATGGCACACTCTGTACTGCACAATCACTTGACTAAGGCAGGTTGGAGTGAAGAACAAGTTGCAGAAACGGTTCGCGCTCTTATCAATGAGAACTTCCGCTTGAAGCAGAAGGACAACAAAGACCTCAAACCTGAGTCTGATAAAGCTATTACAGCTCTTATCTCTAACTTAGGTGAAGAGTATATTGATAAGTTGTTTGCAGATTGGTCGCTCGATTTGACCGGTGTAGAAGAATCTAAGAAGAACCAACTCGAGAATGATCGTAAGATTGCTCGAATGGTTATAGGTTCTATCAAGACTAACTTCTTCGGAAAGGATGAAAGTCCTAAACCTGATGAATTACGTCTGAAAGTCGGCCAGATTATCAATCTGTATCGTGATCCAGCTTCTCGTTTGGCAGCATATTGCCAGTCATCCATCACAGCTCCTACAGAAAAGGAGTATCCTGAAAAAGGTGGAGACAAACCGGCAGACGAAAAAAAAAACTAAGCGCTTGGCGTAGGTTTTTAAAGTTTGTAGGTTTTGTAGAAGAATAACCATTCTCTAAAACATCATAATCAATATGAATTTTAGAATAATTACGGCTGTCGGCATGTTCATCGCCAGTTGCATAATTGGCTTTGGACTGCGACAGACAGTCACAGTAGTACAGGCAGCCCCTGTAATTCCTTCACCTATAGAGATGCCAAAATTCCCTATAGCAAGTAGTGAAGTGAAAAAGTCTGTCGAGAAGATAGATGTCGAAGTAGACCTATCTACATTAGAAGTATCCGTGAAAGGAACAACAGACGCAATTGTGAATGTAAAGACTACAGGTGAACCTAAACCCGTGGTTAAGTGGAGAACAAAGGTAGTAGAGAAACTGACTTCAACAGGATATCCAAAAGTACGTAGTATTAGTAGGGTATCTGATGACGAATCACCAGTAACTCCATTATCTAAAGTAGACTCCTATGGTAAGTAATTTAGTTATACTAAGACAAATGATACGTCTATCACGTATCATTAAGGACATGAAAGAAGCTCGGTGTAAACTGAGCTCCATCATGGCTCAATCCGCTTACTTTATAGTAGATGGAGACCAGTCTGATATCATTAGAAATCAGACTAAGGACAGTATAGCTAATTGCTTATACACCGAGAAGTACCTACGCTTGTCTGTAGGTAATGCTTGTAAATGTTTGGATGGATTTAACGCAAGTATCATGGAACCAATTGACTATATCAGTAGTAGTGATGTACGAAATAAGTTCGTAGATATTTGTAAAGGTAAAAAGGTTGTTGCAACAATCAACCTGACTACAGGTGAAATTACTATGTTAGAACCAGAACATGAAAATATGGCCGAAGATAAACGCCCAGTGGAAAATAGTTAATGACATTAACCACTATAAAAACCTATAATTATGTCATAGTTCGAGAGGAGCAAAACTATAGCGTAAATCACTCCAGGGAAGTCATGCGGTAAAGCATATAATAATGCTGGTCGCGCCCGTTAGGGAGCTTAGAGTCATTTCTCTATGGCCCGAAAAGATACAGGATCCGAGAATATGTTAGCAGCTAACACTGTGAGATTACTCAAAAGGTAGGATGATAGGCCTAAACGTCTGAAAAACGGAAGGTAAAAGGGGGACAGAGTGCATAACCCTCTATAAGTAACGATATGATGAGAACCGTATTGGCGATTACTGTTACTAAAGACTCGTAGTTTAAGAGAAGACACACTGAACTACAAAGCAAGCAAGGAGAACGAAATCTTCTATATTACTCGTATGTATTATCAAGATATGAATCAAAAAGGAGTATAAACACGATGATGAAACAGGAGCAATAGGGTTCCTGACTTATCCCTTTGGAAAGGATAGGTAAAGCCGAGAGGCAAAGGTTAGTTTCACCTTAAGAAGCAGCCAACTCATGGAAAAAAAAGAGATAGCAGAAACGCGACCACCGGTCTCCAAAATCGGTCAACAAAAGCGTAACTATACGCCCAGAAAGGAAAAATAGATTGCTAACTATAGTGTTCAGCACACATCAGCTGTGATGCAGTATGCAATTGTGGATACTGGAACTTGTGCTTATGAAGGTAGTAAATTACTGATACTAATGTAAGGGTAACCGTGTTATGGTACACACTATGTAAACTTGACTGATTATCGTGGAGCAGGAGCCAATCCTGTGCCTTATGGTAAATAGGGTCCTCGTGAAGGTGGATACGCAATGTTCCAAGGATGAAGTAGGGGTGATGTATATGAGATTGATACAGCCTTTCAAGACTGAAGTGACTCACGTGCTTAGTCGTTCGTGTGAGTATAATTGAATGAGGAATGACTAGTCCCAGATGGACTAAGCGGTTTGAGGGCGCGATAACCCTGATTCTAGATGCAGTGACCTTTAGCAAGTCATATTATGCAGCAAAAATACACTAAGGTGACGCAGAGAAAACACCTATTAAAAAACGGCAGAGCTTATAAGTTTCAAGATATGTAAACTTCGTCTTAATATAATGCGGTTCAATCCAGAATTGTTGTTATTAATAGATGTACTTAAATTAAGGAGATACAGAAGACTATGTCATTAGGTTAGGAGTATAAGATGTTATACTATATTTACTAATGTATCTACGCTGAATAAAGCCAGCTATGAGTAAATGTGCTTTAATGTTTAACCTTTAATAACTGGGAAGTTCAATGATAGGTCAGAAGTATAAACATACGTTGTAAGTATGGAATATGGAGTCCGAGTCACCCCGACTGCCAACCGTTATGCTGACTGTTAAGACACTCGTAAAGTATATAGCAGCAACTATATATGTGAGAGAACGCTGAATCGTTAGCAACCTGTTGCTACTTCTTATACTGTCTCTATAAGGGTAGTAGTACACTTATGTGAAGTATCCATAAGCAAGACAAGGGAACGATGAAGGGTGGAAATCCCAATATTCGCGCAGTATAAACAAACAAATCCTGGAAATGGTACAAGTGGGTCATGCTATAAGCAATGAGCTTGTGATTTTAGTAACGTTAGATTAAACGACCCTCATTCGCGTAGAATGTTGTAATTCCTATATGCCTGTAGACATACCAGTTGTCGATGATAGGCCCTGTATATTATACTAGTACAATACTTATGCTAGATTATATGATATATAGTACGGACGTTTTCGTATTGAAAGTTCAGCGCAACGTAAAAACGGTCTGAATGAATACGCAAGAGTTGATAGACTTTTTGTAAACAAATAATTCTATCTATAAACATACAAAGTATTTTCATATCTTTTTATCAGAAGTAACTCTCAGAGTATTTCTCATAGATTTTTCAAATTTATTTTCAAAGTAAACTGAGTAGATTATGTGATTGAATTCACGCTAATATTTCAAAGCTTTTTAAAGCGGTACTATATAAGACGAGTACATTAGTAAATAAATAATCGAAAGGTGGAGAGCATTAACAAAGTATTAACTAAAAAACTAAGAAGAGTTTCGTATTGGTGAAATCAAGCACGGACTCAAAAAGGAAACATTCTTATGGATAATAAAGTATCTGCACCAGTAGTGAGTGCATTAGTAGGTAACCAGAGCGTTGCCTCTCAGGTTTTAGCTCGTTACCGGGCAACAGCAAAAGAGTATGGTCGCTATTTTGGCGAACAAATCTATACCGTAGTAGCAACCAATCCTGACCTGAAGTGGAAGGAAGATGTGCTCAACGATAAGAATACTTTACGGAAAGAAGTCAATATCTTTGTAGTGAAGGCTATTGACATCTTAGACGTTAAGTTCATTGCCAAAGACTTGGACGGTGAGCCGAAAATTATGTTGAATCCTGACGATAACGACCCGAACCTTGTGTTCCAGTTAGTTAAGCCAGAATTTAGCAAGGCAGACCGGAAAAGTGTAGCAGAATGTATTGAACGTATCGGCAAGAAAGGCAGTCGCCCGATGTTCTTCGCAGCAGAGGAGTTGTCTATGCTGAACGAAATGCTAGCTATTCACAATCGCGGTGTCCTCAATTTCTATGAGGAATTGTCTCGCAAGTATCTTAAACTTAGTGAGACTGTACGAGATATGATGGACCAGTCAGCACGTATGGAACTAGAATACCAACGGCAGTGTGGCGTAGTTTCTGATGAATCTGAAGTTACACTCCAGGTAAACTTGGAAGAATCTGCAGAGTAAGTAAGCTATGAGCAGAATATCTAAATCTAGAGTTGATCTTCTGCAAATACTTATTAACACTGAGCCTACCATATTAGCTAAAGTTCAGAGTTGGGACGGAAGCTCTAAGATAACTCCTAATGCTACTTCTGTAAGAGAGGATGGTCAGGTCTTCTTTTACTATGGCAAAGGACCTTTATGGTGGCAACGGCTATTGAATACTTATGAATCGGTGAGTATTCTTGATGTAGCAATTCGTATTGCAGATGCAATAACTGGTTCTGGTGGAACTAGGAATGAAATAGCTTTCAATGGTATTACACAAGCATTACTTGAGGAAGCAGTAAAAAATCGTGATCTCGATTGCGTTATAGATATCTTATTCGATAACTTGAGAACAGCTTCGACTGGAGAGCTGCGCTCTAAATATATCAATAAGGAAGCTATTGAAAAATTCGCAAAAGAGAAGGGCCTAACTGGCAAAGTAGTCATTAGTGATAATACTTTTGGCTTTGCTGGTATTGAAATTAGACCAGGCGTAGTTATACCTGTAAAACTAGGCAAGGTTAAAACTTTATAATATTTGAATTGGAATATTATCTAAGAAACTATATATTTTCACGGGGTGAATTGGCCCCGTTTAAATACAGTACTGTAGCTCAATTGAATAGAGCATCAACCTTCTAAGTTGACGGTTATGGGTTTGAGCCCCATCAGTACTACACTAGTAGACGTAATTTGGTCAAGTATTAACTTAAAAAAATCAACTTGAACATGAAATCAATTACATCTAAATATATTATTACACGTCGTAAAGAACTTAGTAATGAGATTACTAAATACTGGAATATTATCAAGAATGAAAATGTTATCCCTACGGGAGCTAAGCGTAACTTTGATTTGAAGGCGCTGATTCTTGACATCCAAGCAAAAGCAGAAGAACGTATCCTATTGAAACTGTACTTACAGTGTATCAATATGGGTTATAAGAAGTTCTCTGAGTTACCAATAACTAACAACTATCTTGATATCTTTACTTTGTCAGAGAAGCAAGAACAGTTGTTTCACTTAAGTAAGATTAAGACTCTTGATCCTAAACTTAAGCGTGCTAAAGGCAAGAAAAACTTAGATAAGACAGAAGAATTAACTTCTGCCTATATTAGTAGTTTGAAGGCTAAATTACAGCTGGAAATAAATGCCTTGAACAAGAAGATTGAAGACTTCAATAATGGTGCAGAACTCAATATTGAAGAAGCACCGTTATCATTAGCAGCATAAAAAAATGAAAAAAAGTATATTATATACGTAAAAGTTTTTTTTGAAAGTAGCAGTAAATTTGAGAATAGAGTAAATTCTATTCTCAAAGATATTGCTGATAACAATACCATAGATTCAGTAAGTTGGAATAACAAAGCTATCATGGTATATTATGAGATAGAGAAAAAGAAGCCAGCAATAAAAGGCTTTAGTAAATAACCATTAAAATTATCAAGATTATGAAAAAGAATAAGAACTTTAAGATAAAGAGACAAACTTTAAGAAATCAGAAACGATCAGTTAAAGCTAAAAAGCGTAATTATCCCAGAATAGTAGTAGGTAGCAAGTTCGTCAAGAAACACTGTCCAGTAGAAACTACAAGGGATTTCGAGATCGGTCCGTCTTTAGTAACTGTAGTTAAAGATGGGAAAACAGTAGAATGGAACTCTTGGAGTTCTAAACAGAAACAACAGCCTACTAAAGTAGCTATTGAAGCTATGAAGGAGAATAAGGCTATAGTACAGTCTAAGAAAGAACGTATCAAACAAATTCTTATGAAAGCAGGCTATGATCCAACTGTGAACTATACCCGTAAAGAGAAGAAGAAATTTACTCGTATAGTTAAAGACAACTTATTTGTCAAAGCTAAACCTACTACGCTTACTATAAAGCAGATAAAGGATAAGTTGAAAGCTAATCGAGCAGCCAAAAAAGCTGAATTAGCAAGTAGGAAGGCTAAACTTGCAGAAATGCAGGCTAAATTTGAAGAAGAAGCTCGTAAGCCTTTACCCAGTAAGGAAGGCAAACAAAAAGGCTTTACAGCGGCTGAATTAGCTGTTAAAGAGAAGCCTAACAAGCGCAAATTTAAGTATACTGTACAGAGAAGACGTAGTGACGATGAAAAACGTGTCTATGACTTCAAGACAGACTACTTTATTGCACTTACAAGAGACGATGCCAAAAAGAAAGCAGCAATAGAAGCAAAGAAGTTTAAAAAAGATACTTCATTTGCCGGTATTACTGTACAAGACATAGAGGGTGATAATAACATCATCTACTATGACGGTAAATCATTATTAGCAGCTTAATTATTAACTAAAAATTATCAAGATTATGGGAAAGCAGAATTATACAGAGTGGAAATTAGCAGAAGCTAAAAGAATCAGACATAAAGCATGGAAAGATGAGCGTGATAAACGCTTAGCACAAAGTGTAGCTGATAAAGAAAAGAATAAGGATAAAAAGCCAGAAGACTGGTCAAGTCCGAGATTGAAAGAGCTTCGTGCAAAGAAAAAAGCACAGGCTAAAGAACAAAAAGCTAAACAATTAGCAAAACAAAAAGAAGCAAGGCTTCGTTTAGAGAAACCTAAATGTCCCTTGAAATTCTTATCATTCTATGAAGGTAGAAATAAGAACAGAAAACAGCATGTTGGAGGCTGTAAAGGAAAAGATAAAAGAACAGCTGATACAGCATCTAGCTGTAGCTATTATCGTAAGGTAATTAAGCCTATGCTTAGAACAGCTTAATTCTTCGTTTTTTTTTCATGAAGTTCTTGTACCAGAACTAAAATGGTACTGTTTTCCGTGTAGCTTAAGAAGAGGTTAGAGCCGCAGCAAAATGTAAGTCTGTGTGATTGTGTCAGTTCGAGTCTGACCACGGAATCTAACTAATATTTTTGATATGATTATACGCGACAAGAAGGTCTATGTATATGATATTGAAGTATTTCAAAATATCTTTCACTGTTCTGTTAAAAATACAGAAACAGGAGAAATATATAAATTTGAAATCTCTGAAAGAAAGAATCAACTAAGAGAATTAGTAAAGTTCTTTAAACAAGTAGACTCTTACATAAAATGGGGTGATTTTTATACTACAGATTTAGAAATAAAATCTGAGGTTATCTTCTGTGGATACAATAATCTACATTATGATAACCCTATAGTAAATTATATTATAGAGTATGAAGATAAACTCATGAGTTATAATGTAGCTACAATATGTAGTTCTATATTTAACTTAAGTAGGACTATTACTACTTCTACAGAAGATAATATAGAAGCTTGGAAACATTGGAAGTATCAGATTTGGTTTGATACTTTTGATTTACTTACTATGCTTTACTCTAATAAACTTAGAGTAGGTTTGAAAGAAATCCAAGTAACTATGCAATATCCTAATGTACAAGAATTTGTATGTGATTGGAGTAAGCCTCTTCCATTAGAAGATTTTGACAATATGATTGATTATAATATCAATGATATAGAGTCAACTGCAGAGCTTTTAAATAGATGTAAGAAAGATATTGATTTACGTATAGCTATTGAAGATGAATATGGAGTACGAGTCCTTAGTAAGGACGGTGTAAACATTGGAATGAAGATTTTAACTCAAAAATATCTTGAAAAAACAGGTTTAACCTGGTGGGATATTGAAGGATTAAGATCACCAATGGATTATATACCACTAAAGGATGTAATACTACCGTTCATTAAGTATGATAGTCCTATTCTACAAAGAGTATTAGATGATATGAAAAGTCAGATAGTATCTCCTGGTAGGAAAGGTTATGAAAATAACTTCATATTTAATGGTTTGCGCTATACTGTGGGAGTAGGAGGGATTCATTCTAAAAATGATCCTGAAATCATTATTCCTAAAGAAGATGAAATGTTAATTGACATTGATGTTGATAAAAGCGGCATCGTAACCTCGTTAATTGCGGGAACAATCGCTAAATTATTATAACTGCATTGCATAGCAATATAGCAAGTAGCACTTAAGATAACGCTTAAGATATAGTAAAATCATGATAATTTGATCAATCCGCAGCCAAGCATCCTATTAGGATGAAGGTTCATCGACTATCCAGTGATGGAGTAGTACAAAATTGTACGAAAAGCGAGGAATTTGACAACCTTTTATCCTTTTATACGTTTTATAAAGAAAACCTAAGAACATGAAAGGAAGACGTATAGATTGGAAAAAATCAGGTATTTATAGTATAATCTGTGCTATAAACGGAAAGCAATATATAGGATGTAGTAGTAATATATATTCTAGAATAAATAATCATAAATCTATATTAAATAAAAAGAATATAAAACAAGATAATTCTTATTTAATAGATGATTGGCACAAATATGGAGCTGATAATTTTGATTATATAGTATTAGAATACACTACAGAAAATTTAAAAGATAAAGAATGCTATTATATAGAATTATTTGATACGATTAATAGAGATAAAGGATATAATCTTAGAAGAGATAACTCTAAGAAAGGTATGATACCATTAGAAGAAACTAAAAAGAAATATTCAGAAGCTCAAATTAAGCGTTTCTCAAATATAAATGAGAGAATAAAAATAGGTAAAATGTCTTCTAAATTTTGGAAAGAAAATCCAGAGAAGAAAAACATAATGGCAGATAAAGTATCTAAGTCTTTAACAAAATACACAATCAAGCAATTTACTAAAGACGGTAAGTTAGTAAGAGAGTGGAATAGAGTTAAAGATATAATAAAGGAGAATCCTACATATAAAGTACATAATATATATGCTGTATGTTCAGGTGAAAAACCTAGCATGTATGGTTATGTATGGACGAAATGTCAAATTAAGATATAGTCAGAATAAATTTGCGCGTCACTATATCCAAGTATGCTAATAGAATATAAGTTCTATCCTAAGCATCTTGGTCCAGAATTCTTAGAAGTATATTCTCAAATTAAAGATGAAAGAATAGAAGCTAAGCATAATGGAGATAAAGTGAAGAATGAGACATTAAAGTTGGCATTGAATGGTTTGTCAGGTAATCTACAAAATCAACATAACTTCTGTTATAGTCCTTTTGCAGTAATGCAAATTAGAATAAATGGACAGTTATTATTGCTAATGTTAGCTGAAAGGCTAACACAAATAGGATGCCGAATCGTCCAGGCAAATACTGATGGTTTATTTGTATTACTTAAGAAAAGTATATATGAACAGGCTAACAAGATTTGTCAAGAATGGGAACAACTTACAAGACTTACTCTTGAAGAAGAGCGTTTTGAAGCTATGTACCAATATGCAATTAATGACTACATTGCAGTTAAAGAAGGATATAAGGAAACTAAAAATCCTGATTTAATTAAGACAAAAGGTATGTTTATTACTAAAGTACTATTAGGTAAGGGATTATCTGCAAAGATAATACCTGAAGCTATTATAAAGTACTTTGTAGATGGTATACCAGTAGAAGACACTATAAAAGGATGTACAGATATACGTAAATTCTTAATGTCTGAGAAAACTGGTAAACAATGGCATGTTGAATACATGAACCAAGAACAACAGCGAACTAATCGTTTCTATGCATCTACTAATGGTGGATACTTATGGAAATGGAAATATACAGGTCATGCAGAAGGTGAAGTAGTAGAATACTATGAACCTTATGTAGGAAGACAAAGCTATATTGCAAAAGAAAAGTCATATCAGAATATGCTTACTGCATCTGGTGTTACTCTTTTAAATAAGTTCGATGATAAACCAATTGAAGAGAGAAAGATTAACTATAGGTATTATATTTATGAAGCCTATAAGATAATTCGAGACTTAAAACCGTTACAACTGAGCCTATGGGATTAACAAAGGCTTTACCAAAATATTTCAAAGAACTATAAGCTCATATTTAAATATGAGAATATGATTTTAGAAATAGATACTTCTATCTTAGATAGAATACCCAACCTAACTATTAATCAATTAGTATTCCTAACTATCGTATTGAGTGATATCAAAACAATCAATCAAGACATTCAGAGACTTCTCAGCCTAGTTAATGAAGAAGAAATACGAGAGTTAGAGCATTTAGGTTTAATCTCTATCCAGTATGATGGAGATACCAAAGTCATAAATAAAACAAGCAAATTGGTTGAACTTCTAAAAGAAGATAAAACTATGTTTGATGAATTTTATGACCAATTTCCAGTTTATGTTATGAGACCTGATGGAACTAAAGGTTTCCTCAGAGCAAATGTAAACAAATGTAGAAAAGAGTATAATCGTATAGTAGGCAAAAGCAAAGCTATGCATCAACATCTTATTAATTGTCTTAAATTTGAGATAGATAACAAGATGATGACTGGTAAAATGGGTTATATGAAAACTATGTGGAAATGGCTTACTCAACACGAGTGGGAAACCTATGATGAACAAATGAAATTAGATAAACCTTCAACCATAGATAACTATAATTATGGAACAGAACTTATCTAAAACACTACCATTCCGTCATATATCTTCAGCTACAAATGAAGCAGTAGAGTATATACGTAGAAGAAAAAATCATGAGATTATTTCACTACGTACAAGATGGAATAAGTTCAATAAATCCTGTATGGGCGGTATTGAACCTAATACGATATATACTATAGTAGGTATATCTGGTAGTGGTAATAGTGTATTTTAAACGATATACGAAACTATAGTAATTCATATACGTTTGTATTATAAAATACAAAACATTATGAAAAAAGTAAGAACTATAGCTAATTTTAATATATTTGATAAAATTGATTCAGAAGAAAAAGCTTATTGGCTTGGTTTTATATACGCAGATGGAAATATTGCTTCTATAAATACTAAAAATATACGGCATAATTTTGAATTAAATTTATCCAGTAAAGATTTAAAACATTTAGAAAAGTTTAATAATTTTATATCTTCTAATAAAGATATAAGAATAGAAAAAGCAGGAAATCTATATCAATACGAAAGATGTAGAATAACATTTGCAAATAAACATTTCTGGAATGTTTTAAATAATTATGGTTGCATACCAAAAAAATCATTAACTTTAGAATTTCCTAACGAAAATATATTTGAAAATAAAGAACTAATTAAACACTTTATTAGAGGATATATTGATGGAGATGGTTGTATAAGTTATTGTGATAAAGATCATAAACATATGACTTTACGGATATTAGGAACTGAAAAGTTCTTGAACACTTTACAAAATTATCTTCCGTTAGAAAAGAAAAATAAATTAAATAAAACTAAAAATATTTATAATTTATCTTTTCAAAAAAGTAGAGGAAAATATATATTAGATTATATATATAAAGATGCAACAATATATTTAAAACGTAAATTTGACAGATACACAGAATATTGCCGTCTATATCAGGAATGATATATGATAATTATCGAGCAAATACGGGGAAGACTGAAATGTTAATCCCGTGATAAATAAATAGATTACGAAAGGCTATTTATCATCGTACAGCGTAGGAATTGAATAAATATAATATTCCCAAGAGTGTTCGATATCCCAACTGAAATAAGTGGATAAAAAGGTACGCGGAGCTATGTTGAATAACAAAACATAGAAGTATAGATAAAAAACTATACGATAACAACACTGAAATCTTCATTTGTAAATACGCTTGAAACTGATTTAATAGATTTAAATTCTAAACAGGATGTTATAGTACTTAATTTCTCATTTGAGATGTTAAGTTCTAGGCAGGTAGGTAGAAAAATGAGCAGTAAGCTAAGGCAAACTACTGCAGAGCTATACAGTGCTAATAATGAATTAGATGATGATTTATTAGCTAAAGTTGAACAAACTTCTCAACAAATAAAATCATATCCGATATATTATGTAGATACACCGGGTACTGTTGACGATATAGCATCTACTATAAACTATTTCTACGAGAATAAGGCTAAAGGCAAGAAATTTGTGATTATACTTGATCATACTTTACTTGTTGAAGGTCAAGCTCGTGAAACAGCCCTGCAAGTGATTTCAGATTTACAGAAACTATTTATCAGAGTAAAGAAGTTACCTGATACTACTATAATTCAGTTATCACAGATGAATCGAAACATTGAGAGTCCTGAAAGAATTAACAACCCCTCTATGCATTATCCAATGCGTAGTGATATATCTTCCGCTGATACTATATTTCATGCATCTGATTATGTTATATGTATCCACAGACCAGAACTACTCAATATACAACAGTATGGACCAAATCGTTTACTAGTGAAGAATAAAGTCTACTTGCATATACTTAAAAATAGGGATGCAGGAGAATGTGCGATATTAGAGTTTGATAACGATTTGAAATACAATAACTTAATTGAGACTATACGAGATGAGGAACCAGTGATGAAGATTTCGTTTAGTAATAACAATTAAAAAGGCTGAAAATTATGAAAACATATACATTTAAGTTACCGAAAAACAATAAAACTGCAGATATCTACAAAGAATCTTTGATGAAACGTGTTGTTAACGCTTATCCTTGGTTAACAGTAGAAAGTAATTATGACTATCCTAAATGTACTTATGGCATTGAATATGCTGGTGCTGGTGATTATATTACTCTTGGTTTGAGTAAGACTCATAACATTGGATGGTTGCCTAAGGAATGTGCAGAATGTCCGTTCAAGTGCTTTGCTGATGGTAGCATTAACTTTGACCTTGAAAAAGAATTCTTTAATGCATTGTCTGCACTTGATATTTATGCTAAGAAGAATTATCCTTTTAAGAAGGATTATGACTTTGAAGATGAATTCGGTACACCGATTAAGATTTTTGATAACTTCGTACAGATTGGTTACGATATCATCCCGATTGCAACTGGTTCATTGAACCATTTGAAACCGAAAACTAAAAAGACTATTATTGATATCACGATTAAGATTAAAAATCGTGGTTTATTCTAAATAAATATCCAAACTATCAGAAACTACCAAAGCATTCTCAGAGGATACAATATAATTAAAGCTTTATGATTGTATTACCGAAAGAGAAAGTAAAAGCCAAAGTAGAGAATCCTCGATTCTTAATTATATTTGGCAAACCAAAAGCCGGTAAAACCACTCTAGCGTCTAGATTAGATAATAATCTAATCGTAGACTTAGAGGGTGGTTCTGAGTTCCTCGAAGCTCTTGCTGTACAAGCTAGGTCTGTAAAAGACTTAGGAGACATTGCTACAGCAATTAGAGAAGAAATTAAACAGACCGGTAAGAAACCATACAAATATATTACTCTAGATAATGCCTCAAGATTAGAGGAGATATGTCTTAGCTATGCAGCACAGTTGTATAGAGCAACTCCTATGGGTAAGAATTACTCTGGAAATGACGTAAGAACCTTACCTAATGGTTCTGGTTATATGTATCTACAACAAGCTGTAAGAAAAGTTATAGATATGTTTAGAGATTTATGTGATAACTTTATACTTATTGGTCATACTCGAGATAAGTTGATTAATAAGGAAGGAGAAGAGTTATCAGAAATGTCCCTTGACTTAGTAGGTAAACTTGCTAATATTATATGTGGCGAAGCGGATGCTGTTGGCTATGTATATAGAAAGAGAAATGAAACTCATATCTCTTTCGAAGGCGGAGATAACTCCGTTAGAGAAGCAAGAGCACCTCATTTAAGAGGTAAGAACATTGTTATTGCAGAAAGCGATGAAAACAATGATATTAAGGTATATTGGGACAAAATATATTTGCCTGAGTAACTTTTAACAGTATTTTATATCAGTTTAAAAGATTAAGTTATGATTTATAGTACAGAATTAGCAAACCAGATACAAGAGAGTAAAAATAAGTACTTAGAAGCAGGTATTCACGATAATGTGAAATTTGTAAGTGCTAGAGTTGATAAGTCCATTAATGGTAATATCTTTATTGAATTTAAATTCGAGAAAGATGAACAGACTATGACACATACTGAATGGGAGTCTACTAAGAAACCTATGGAATCTGAAGAAGACTTTCAGAACAGAGCAAATAGACAAGTGAAGCGTATATTGCAGATACTTAGCTGTTTCTATCCTAAAGAAGCTCTCGTCTTTGCAGGTTCATCATTTAGTGAATTTGCTAATTGGGTTGTTAATTTGCTGAATGCAGCAAATAAAGATATTTTACTTAGAGTAAAGATAGTTTATAACAATAAAGGTTATACTACATTACCTAACTATTGTAAATTTACTTTCATTGAACCAATGAATTTACCTGAGGGTCAAGTAAGTAAAATTACAGAATTGAATATTGACGTCTTTGTTCGTCCTATCACAGCAGATAAGGAAACAACAGATGTTAATCCGTTAGATAAGGTAGATAAAGGAGTAGCAGATACTCAGAATGACGATTTGCCGTTCTAATATAATCTTTTAACAGCTTGCCTACGCTAGGCATAATATAGCGATACGTGAGTAGCATGCCGCTATGTGAGTAATTCATCGGTGGCATGACTCTTAGAGGAATCCGATGCAAGCCGTGAAAGGCGGTGGCGAATTACAAAATTCATAGATTTGTAATAGCATGCACTCACGTTTATAAGGAAGTATAGCTCAGTGGTAGAGCAAGTCCGGTGGATATAGGAGATATAAATCTGAATAAACCTGCGAGAAAAGGCGATAGATTTAAAGGTACTATAGATAGGACCATGTCATGAGTTCGAATCTCATTACTTCCACTTAAAAATTATATATCATATGTTATATGACACTACGAACATAAAAGATGAAGAGAATATTACTTTAGAGTATATACTATCTAAAGTAACAGAGTATGATATATATTCAGCGTATATAGGTAATTTTAAAGTTGGTATGATATATAACAGTCCATTTAGAAAAGATAAAAATCCATCATTTGGATGTTTCTATAGTAGGACTACTAAACAGTTAATGTTTAAGGATCATGGCACAGGTGATTGTGGTAATGTAATTAAATTTGTTTCATTACTTACTGGTTTAACTAATTATTCAGATATACTGAATGATATAGTTAATAAGCTTAAAATTACTAACAGTACGCAACTCGTTAGCTCTAAGCAATATATACCGTCAACAGAGACAGTAATTGGTGTAGTAAGACAAGACTTTACTCTAACAGACATCAATTACTGGTCTCAGTTCAATATTAGTACTACTACTTTGAAGAAATTCGGAGTAAGTAGTATTAAATATTATTTGTGTAATGGTATTGTAAAGGGTATTTACAAGGATACGAATCCTATGTATGCTTATAAGGTGTATAATCATTTTAAGATATATAGACCTTTAGCAGATAAATATACAAAGTGGCGTAATAACCTGACTGAAAACGATATTCAGGGATTTAAACAGTTACCTAAAACTGGTGATATACTCATTATAACAAAGAGTATGAAAGACGTCATGTGTTTATACGAAATGGGTATTCCTGCGATAAGCCCATCATCAGAATCAACTTTTATACCTGATAAGGCATTAGAACAACTTAAGAAGCGTTTTAAACGCATTATTATAATGTTTGATAGAGATGAAGCTGGTGTAAAATATCTTCGCAAAATGAGCCTTAAAACAGGCTTAGAAGGCCTATTAGTTCATAAAAAGTTTAAGGCTAAAGATATATCAGATGCTATTAAAGCAAATGATTTCGAAACTATAAAAAATTGGCTTTATGAAGAAATTTATTAAAAATATAGGTAAGATATTGTCTTACCCTGTCAAAATACTTTTCATTATGTACTGTATTCCTGCATTCTTAGTTGACTATATTGCTCAAGTACTTGCTGGAGAAGCAAAAGCTTGTCATGCAAAATGGAAGGCTGTATGGAGTATTATCAAATTTGTAATGGATAAAGCTATGAAAGGCGAACCTGTTACATTGAAAAGTACATTTGGAGCTTCTACTAAGAATGATTCTATAACTTATTGTAAGAGTGCAGTCTTATCATGATGTTATTTGTAAGAAGAAAAAGTACAAAGAAGCAAGGAAAAGTAAAAAACGCTACTCCAAATGAATATGACGGTATAAAGTTTAGAAGTAAACTTGAAACCTATACATATAAGAAGCTGAAAGAAGCAAAAATCAAGGCTGATTATGAAAAGCACAGATTTGAACTTCTTCCAGCTTTTACTTTTGGAGGAAAGAAATATCGTCCAATGACCTACCTACCTGATTTTGTAGGTGATGGATTTATCATCGAATGTAAAGGCTATCCTAATGAGGCATGGCCTTTACGTGAGAAACTATTTAACTACTATTTGTATAGACGTGAAATTGATGTAAAATTTTACATAGTTCATAATCAAAAACAAGTAGATGAGTTAATAAAACATTTGAAAGGATGTTGATTTTCTATACATTATTAGTATATAAACTAACAAAAAATTTGCAATATGAAAATATGTGCAATTAGTGATTTACATGGTAATCTACCTAATATACCTGAGTGTGATGTACTATGTATAGCTGGTGATGTAGTAGAGTTAATTGTTCAAAGAGATAGCGATGAATCAGATAAATGGTGGAGTGTTACTTTTGTAAACTGGGTAGATAAACTTCCTTGTAAGAAAGTAATAGTAGTACCTGGCAATCATGATATCTATATCGAACGATTGTATGATAGTTTAGATAAAGATATTACACTTCAGCAATTCAAAGATAAGATATCTATACTTACTGATGATAAAGTAGTATTTCTTATTGATGAACTCTATGAATATGAAGGAGTTACCTTCTATGGTACTCCCTGGATAGCTCCTATACATTGGCAAAAATGGGCATTTGAGGATACTAATCATGAATATGATGAGTATAAATGTCCGTATGAAAATATACCTGAATGTGATATTCTAATCACACATGAAAATCCTAATTATAATGAGAAGCTTGAACATTACTGTTTTGGTAAGTATAAGCATCATTTCTTTGGGCATTGGCATAATGGTATATCCTATGGTCATCTTAATCAACATAACTGTAGTATATTAACTGACAGTTATTTAGAAAGAGAAAGACTTAAAATAGTAACTATAGAATTAAACAAGGAAGAGAATGATAATTGATAAACCGTATTATGAAGATAACACGAGAATATCAAATTCTTCTATTGGTTGGTTTCTGAAAAAAGGTCCTTTGTATTTCCGTAATATGCTCGACGGTAAAGAAGAAGGATTAAAGTTACCACAATTAGAGAAAGGTACTATGATTCATGAATATATACTTCAACCAGATGAATTTTGGAAGGATTATATTATTTTAGATTATGAAGTACCTAAAGTAAAACAACAAAAAGATTTCTGTGAGAACTATGCAAACTCATTAGAGCTCATAGAAGACGATAAGAAGATTGCTGCATATAAATCTGCATATAGCAACTCAAAAAGCTCTGAAATCGTCTTAAAAGAAGCTACAGAGCTATGTACTCGTTATGCTGACTATATAGAAGTATTACGAAATGAAAAAGATAACAGAAAAGTAATTTCCTTTGCTGATTTGAATATGTTAAAGACAATTAAGTCTAACATTGATAATCATAAGAAAGCAAAAGAATTACTAACAGATATACCAGGAGTAGAATCTCATAATGAGTTTCATATTAACTGGACACTTCCTATTATGACTAATAGTCTTAAAATGGATGAAGATAAGATTTGGTATGCACCTTGCAAGTCTTTACTTGATAGATGTATATTCGATCATGTCAATAAGAAGATTATTCTAATTGACTTAAAGACTACTTCAGATGTTTATAACTTTAAGCATTCTGTAGAAGAATTTGGCTATTACAGACAAATAGCTTATTATTTATTAGCTATTACTTGGTATATGAAAGATCAAGATATTGATATTTCAGATTACGACTGTGAAGCCTATATAGTTGCTATTCAAACAAATGGCAGCTATGAAGTGAGAGTATTTGATATGTTTAATGAAACAGAGTTAGACTCTCAAAAAACCATCATTATCAATGCATTAACAGAACTTTCATACCATTATCGAACTAATAACTGGGAGCATACTCTTAGCTATTATGAGGGGGATGGTACTGAAAGGCTATGAATTATGTAGATGTATTTGGTAGTAATAGAAAAAGAACTATAAGTACTCGTTTTCTTCTGCCTATGTTAGCGGAGAAGAATGAGAAGTTTAGTGATTTTGGACAAGCTATATATTGGAATTCCTATGGTAGATTCATAAATGCCTTTATGGCAATGAAGGATAAACCATATTTAGATAGTCACATATTTCTAATGTTCCGTATTGATGAATTCGATGATACTTACTATAAGAATCTATTCTTTCTAACAAAGAATAAGTATTTTTATAGTAAGTTCATCTATATTGATGATGAAGATACATATTATATATTTGTATTTACTATACCTAACAAGTACAAGAAAGATTATAATTGTATTAAAGAAGGAAGATATAGTCAATGTAGCCTTGAATTGAAACAGCAAGTATTAAGCTTTTGGAATTTAAGTTCTAAAAGTTTCACATACGCTTTATTTAATAAGAGCTGCAGATGTGGTAATAAAGTATTTGAACGAGCCAGAGTACAAGATAATGGCGAAATGTTACCACCACCTGATATCTATGAAGTAATTCCAGAAGAAATAATGCCAGATGATTCTGGCATTATATTTCTATAGATTCAATTGTTCCTGTAAATATTCCTAATATATATGTCCTCATATTAGGAATAAAAAAAGGCTAAGGAAATTAATCCTTAGCCTTTGTCTTTATATAATAAACTATAATGATGATAGTAAGCAAGTTCTTTTCTAAGCTACTTTAATATTATTTAGATTGTAATAATGTCATCTCATTTGCAATATCTTGATAGCGATATAGTTGTCTCGCTATAGGTAACAAATCAAAGAATTGCTTTTCAAGCTTATAATGATCTTTCCATTCTCCACGTACATATTTCTCAGTAGGATCTTTAATAATCTGACCCATAAAATTAGTAAAGCTTTTAATAAGTGAAGAAGAAGGAATAGGAGATTGAACAATCTTAAGAGCATCTGCAGGATTAAAGAAAAATGCAATATCTGTCTTAAGACGATAAGTTTGATAAGCCATATTAGACCAAAATATCTTCATATCTTCGTCGTCATCGTCATCTTTCAGTTTAGTAAGTACTGCAGTAAGTATAATAGCAGCGGTTAAGAATGCAGCATCAATAGCAAACCTTTTTACATTATACTTTTCAAATTCGGTCATTGTACTCCAATCTGCACTTGATGCCATTTCTAATGCTCTTGCTTCATCTTTGTATTTCATAAAGAAAGAACCTACTTTGTTCTTAATGAATCTAGCACCAGTACGATAATATCCTTCTTGCCAATCATCAATCACATTATCATAGTATTCTGTAGAATATCTTCTTCTAATACCAGGTATAATCCATTTACGGAACATTAAAGCTAAACGTGTAAGACCCCATCTCTATAAAGCCACTTTAGTATGAGGAGCATAATTACCGTGCATTTGCATAAGTAAAGCTCTTACTCTAGCTGAGAACTAATTTTGTTCATCTGGACTAAAGTTTGCTACTACTCCATCCTTATCAAATTTAAGCTTACCGTCTTCTACATAAAAATAATCGTATACGCTTCCTATTACATTCCCGTTTCTGTCCTTAGCTTCTCTATTTATCAACGAAGCTATCAGAAAACGAGATTGAGCTTCATGTTCACCTAAATTGTTAGTAGCATATAAGGCAGAGGTATTAAACAATCTTGTAAATCTAAGCTTATTTTGGAAATCACCCTCAGTGTAATCTGTAAATACTCCAAAATGTTCATTCAATAAGTTAACTTTACTTGTAGCCTTAGTAGCTCCTATATCACCAAGTATATTTGGAAGGTCTTTGGCATATTCACCTGTAGCTTTAGTATAGGCTTTAGCAGATACATATCTATTTGCGAAGCTTTCGATAGCTTGTTGAGTCTCTGCCATAAGGACATTGTTAACCATACTTATGTAGTTAACACCCATTATAGATAATGATGTATACTTAGATAGTAAATCTACTAATTTGGCAGCGTCTACTCCCATTATTATACCTAGATCAGCATCTGATTTTTGATATATTACTTGCTAGAACCAATCATTTAACTAATCTGCTAAATTAGAAGTATCCTTCACTACATCAGAAGCATTAATAGAAGAATTAGGATTCTCATCAAGGAATTTCTTCTCTAAATAATTCTTGATAGCTCTACCTTTACTATCAGTTATTTTAGTTCTACGACTATTAACAACATGTCTAGTAAATTCTAATTGAGCCATTACTTTAGTAGTATTATAATAGTTTAAAGCTGATGCAAACCATTTATTATATATGCTAGGTATATCATAAGATTGATCTTGTTCTTCTAATCTAGCTGTATAGAATACTGGAACAAAGTCTATAGGTCTATCTAATTCATCAGATAATGCAAAAGAACCAAGATGAGTATCATCCTCATTTCTAATTACTTGTCTCTTTGCATCTCTTAGAGCAGCTTTAGCTATATTCTGCCCAGATTTAACCCTTTCCATCATGTCTAATGACACTCCAGGTAACCTACCATTTAGTTTATATCTTTTAGCTACACCTGCATCTCCTTCTTCTGATAAGGAATATATAAAATCATAAAATCGTATTCTAATATCATTAGGATTGGTCTTTCTAAGTTTTGATAAATTATCCCACTTAGTATTGGGATACAATTTAGGATCTATTTTTCTATACTGCCAAATAAGTTTAGACATTTCTTGTTGAACTAATTCTGCAGCTTGTCTGCTTATCTTACTTTCTGAAGCTAAGGTATATACACCTTTCCTTCTATTTTTAGATTTTTCATTCTCCACAAGTATCTTATGCTCTTCTTCAGTAATATCATCTTCCTATAACATTTTATCAAATAAATCAAGTTTAGCTCTATTAAGTCTTTCTTTATCTACTATAGGGGCATTTTTATTCAACCATGCTCTTAAAGCTTCACTTCTCTATTCTGGAAGTATATACTTGGGATCCTTGTCTATTTCTTCTTTAGCCTCTAAATAAGCATCATCGAAAGATGAAGGCATCTATTTAATCAATCTTGGCCCGCTAGAAGTATATTCAATCATAAAATCATACACTTTCTTAGGATCTGATGCTATTGTTACACCTAATGTTTTATGTAATTCTTTAGTAAGATCAGCCAATTGTCTATACTTATCTACATATTGTACTCTAGTCTATGATACTACTTCATCATAAGCTTTTGCCATAGCAGATATTATAGGATCCTATGACTGAAATATAGTATCAGTATACCTATAAAAAGCATTAGTATCGGAATCAGCTATTCTTGATTGTTGTTCAATAAAGTTATATGTCTCAGTTTGAATTTTTTCAGCATTATCATTGATATATTTATCAATATAAGCTTGCATATCATCTTTATTGATTTTTCTTCCTTTATTATCTTTTTTATATTGTATCTCTGCTTCTCTTTTATATCTGCCTCTGATTATACCTACAAACGGTTGTAACCATTGAATCCAAAGAGGTTTACCTTTAACATCATAAGCTTTTTCTAATACATCTTTATAAGTAATAGCAGTATCCAAAGCTTTCAGTACTTCTGCTTGTTCATCCTTAGATAAGAAATCTCTGTAGTCATATAGATAGTTTCTAAGATCTCTAAGAGGTTCAAATGATTCTGCTAAATCTTTCCATATTTCTAATGTAGTTAAGTTCCATACAGCTTGACCCTCCTCCTTTTCTCTGTCTAACAAAGTATTATAACGCTATATTTCTTTTTCTAAGCTACTTAGAGCAGTATTAATATAACCAACCATTATCTCTTGTTCCGTAGCATCTTGAAACTCTTTTACTTTATTCTTAAGTATTCTAGATTCAATATCTCTACCTTTAGAGGATAATAATATAGTCTTATTAGATAGTGTTTTTAATATCTTGTTTACTATCTCTGATGTCTATTTTAACTGTTGTTCATTTAATTTACTTAATTGACTATTTTCTCCAAGTAAACCTAATGATTTCTTAGCTGCTAAATCTACATCGCTACGTATTGGCATTTTATATACACCAGTTAATTCATTTTGATTTTCTTCATTTACTAATACATTAGAGAAATATACATTAGTAACATTACCTTCCTTATCTACATCTACTTCGATAGGAATTACACCTCTTTCATCTATATGTATTCCTAATTGTTCTTGCATGTACTGATACATAGCTAACTAGAACATATGTCTGTCCCTATCTGGTCTATTTGAATACTTAGTTTTGTTATAGTAAGTAAAACCATATTTCTTCTTGTCACCATAATTGCGCATTTTGGTCTTGAAATCAAGAAGTTTTATTTTACCTCTCTTATCTCTTACTAATAAGTCTAATGTACCAGCTACTTTTGCATCATCATTTGATATTACCTACTCTGATGCTATTACTTGACCGTTTCTCTTTACTATATTGGCTATATTATTAAGTTGTTTTATTACTCTAGGACTAAATTGTGTATCTCCTATTGGTTCACCTTTCATCAACTTACTTAGTACCTCATGTATAGCTGTACCTACTCTAGCAGTAAAGTCACCATATATAAGTTGTTGTTGAGTCATAGTATCTATATCTTCAGCAAAACCGGCCAACTTCTTAACATCAGATACAGATTTATATACTTCTCCAGTTTCAGTATTAGTATAAGTATGAGTATCTGCATCAAAAGAGATATGTTTACTTTGTTGATCAAATATATTTTTAATCGTAACGGGATTATTAGTCTATTTAATAGGTTTAGCTAAATGCAGGTTTGCTGTACTTAGTTCCTTATTTATATCTTCTAAGTTATAATTCAAATCTTGATAATTAGTAAGCATATTTACCATAAAATTATGAGCCTCAACAAAAGCATTATCTGAATTAGTAATACCGAATGCTTTCATTAACCAGTCTATAATCTTATCTAACATACTTTGTTTTTTAGAAGCAGGTATATTCATTAATTCTTTAGCGAATCTTGAATTAGACCATAATTCAGCTAAGAATTCATATTCATCTTTCATACCATAGTAGTCAGAACCGATGTACTGTTTTGCATTGTCCATTATAGACTTAAGTTCACTTTTTAATTCAGGACTATTGTTGAGTACACTTACTGTAGCTGCATGTAATATTTCATGAAATATTGTATTGTCTGCTTTAGATAGTTTTCCATTGTGTTCATATGCTGCATTTTCTGATATATAAACTACACCATTATCAGTATCATACCAAGCATGAGATGGGTTATTTTCATTATAAGGTATCAGTACTATTTTCCTAGCCTTCACATTTACCGGTATATTAGCTTTTACTTTATTAATAAAAGGAACAAGTGCAGGGCTACTTTTAGCTAATCTAGTGAGCATTACTCCGATAGATGCTTCGTCCTTACCGTTGAATAGTCTATTGCGTAAATCTGGATCAGAAGGAACAGTTGTATTAGTATATTCCGCTCTATATATATTATTGTCTTCTCCAGAGAAAGAACCTTGATTGTCTATTGATTTGATTTGATTAGGACGATGAACAACATAGATGTCTTGATTTAATTCCTAATTATCGTCGATTCCATGAAATATAGCAGCATCAGCCTCTTTAGAAGATCTATTTATGGTACTTACAAAACCTTCTCCTGTTGTTCTCAATTCATCTTTAGTTCCTATTTTCTCTATTACATTTTTAGCACTAAGATAAACAGGATAGCTATATTTTCTATCAAGAACTGTACCAGATTTTGGATATCTGGTTCCAGTAAAAAAGATAGCCTCTTTTGTTCCTCCTTTACTACGACTAAAATAATTATCGAATTCAGTAGAGAATTCCGTAATGGAATCATTACTATGGTGATATACTAATAATGGTTCACTATTTTTATCTGTTATTTTAGAAGAACCCTCAGAGTTATTTAACCAATCCCCAAACCAGCTTTTAAAGCTCTTAGAATATACCTAAGCCTTAGCCTTTATAGCACTATTACGATCTCCATTATAATAGTTTAAAAGGTCTGAAAATAGCTTAGACTCAGCCCCATTAGGGGCCTTGTCTATAGCATTACCATTATTTTGGTTCCATATATCATATGCCGCTACTTCGCCTACGGCATTAACAAGTTCTGTGAACTATTGTTTTACTGTCTTATCATTTAAATTAGGGCATATCATATTATTTTCCTTTACAGTTTAACATTGCTTCATCACTGAAATCATTAGCTATATCATTCTTCAAATCTGTAAGTATTTCATCTGAAGTTTCTATAGTTTTTAAAGCTTCAATTGCATTAGGATCTGATGTTATAGATGCATATTGGATGTCATACATCAATTGATCGTGTAGTATTTCTTCCATTTCTCTTAATGTAGTTCCATCTTCACCTTTAACATCATAATCTATCTACTTAGCTATTTCATCAATCTATGATAAATTCTGTAGTAATTTCTATTTTACATCCTCGTTAGATAGATTGGGAATCAAATTAGCTACAGTATAATAGTAAGCTTGATTTACAGTGGAGAATTGCACATCCTAATATGTAAATCGTCTAATAGCATCTTTACTTAATATAGCCTCAGCTTGTTTTTGTGGCATATTGCTATTAAATGCATCTTTAACAACTGGCTATTCCTATTTTATATTCTTCACTTCAGCTTCTCCATCTTCATCATAGGTTCGGTTAGAACCAGTTTCATCTATTATCTCTTTTGCAGGTATAAACTTAACTTGGTTTTTACTAAACTTCTTATTAAACTCTACACTTAAGTCAGTATAGTCTTTAACTTGATTAGTAGGAAGTTCTGTAGTATTAGAAGCTTCTTTTATAGAGAATCCCTTATATGTATAACCTGTTTTAGGTATTAACGCATATACTAATTGAGTGTCTCCATTAGTGTTAATACTCTTTCCTACGAACTTATATAATAAAGTATCGTTCACATTAGCTTTATCCTTTACCTTAACATATGGTTTATAACTTTCATCCAGAGACTACATAAAATTAGTTCTATCTTCTTGTAAACGAAGATATATTGCGGGTCCGTGTTTAACATCAGGGTCAGACATTGATGCATCTATAAAGTTATTTGATACATCGGGAATCAATCTATCATTATTCCATAGACTTCTTAATGTATTATCTATTATAGTAGCATAATCTAAGTAAGATTCATTATCATTAAGACTCCTTACTGTCTATTTCATATATTCTTCATAGGTCTGACCATTTAACTCAAAACCTTTCGCTAATACTTCATAAGGTACTAAATCAAAGAAGTTATAGATACCATTAGAATGTCCACCACTGCTATAGAATGAATATAGAATTAAATCTTTTGCAATATCTCTTACTTCTTTACTCGGATGTTCTAATAAGTCTCTCCAAGCATATGTATACATATTCTTAGATTGAGTATCACGCTGTTTTGTAGTAGATACTTCAAAGATCTTAGGAGCATTTGGATCTGAATTTATACCAGGTTCAAGCAACCTTAATAATGCATTATCTTTTAAATTCTAATACTTTTGATTTGTATATATTACATTTCTTAAGTTAGATACTCTATCTACTATAGAATTATTACCATAGAACAATGATTTAACAGTCTTGTTATTGGCTTTCATATATTCATTAAAGAAGCCGGCTTCTATATTAGTCTTTAATTCTCTTGATATAGCATTGACTATTCTTTCATCCTTAGCATAGTAAGTAACTGTCTATCTTTGTATCTATTCTATCATATTTACAAAGTTAGGAGCGAATTCTATAATCTCATTACTTAACATATTGAACATTAGGTTGATACTATTTTCTAACTTCTTACCTAAAAAAGTTTTATTGAAAATATCAAACGGATTAGTAAAGTTAGTATCTGATAATGCCTGTTCTATGGTATGTAGATGTAATATCATTTCATTAGCATTGTTACCAAACTTAGCAGTATCAATTTGAGACGCTTTAATCAAATTAGATAAAGATTTTCCATATTCATCTATTTGATTGAAATACTCAAGTATTTGTAATTGATTATTATACCAATTATAATCTCTTTGTTTTTCTGGTATTGCTAATTGACTTTCTAACCATTCTTTATTCATTATTTTATCTGTAAAGAAAGTATCACCATACAAAGGAAGGTCTTCTCTTAATACCTGTTCATCTGAAGTAACTGTACTATTGTGTTTCTTTATAGCATCTTCAAGTAGTTTTTCATACTTTTCCTTAGTATTCTTAAGCCAAGCTTTTTGATATATTTCAATTGGATTAGAACCTATTTTAGCACTCTTTATACGCATAGCTTCAGAGGCTAACTCTCTAAGTATAGGCTATGGCAAGAAGTAAAATACTGAATCACCCAGACCTGATGATACCATAAATGCAGTAGCACTATATGTATATTTATTAACATTAAGACGAGTAATATAAGGGTCTTTAGCAGCATCTACGTGAGCATTAATCAATGCAGAAGTCCAGTCCAATATAGATATACCATTTCTATCGTACTTAAGATCTAAAGTATTGATACCAAGTAGTTGACATACATTAGGTTTACCATCATTAGTAACAGACATAGTATTTAAATTCAAACCAGCTATTTGAGCAAATGTTCTGAATGTATTAATCAATGCCATAGGACCAATACCTGCATCAGCACCAGTATTATTATTCTTAATTTCCAATTGATACGGAGGGAATAATGCTTCAAGAGAACTGATATTCTTCTTATCAGCAAGATATTTATCTACTTTACCTACAATATCTTTAATAGGTTGAGTAGTAACATCGAGAGGAGTAGTAGCATCAAGGAAATGGTTATCAGAAGTAAGAGTAGTATTAAATATATCTAATAATCTGTTTTCTATTTGTTCTCTGCTATTTACAGTCCATTTATCTTTACCTGTATTATTTGATATAAAGTCTTCTAATTTTATTATATCAGACTTTTTATTGAATAATCCTCTTATTCTACTTACTTTTTCAGTATCAGATATAGTTACATTATCAAGTATATCTAATGCATCATTGTAGTTAATAAATGAATTATAACCTTTAATATAATTTAATAAGAATTCTTTATCTTCTGCCATCATAGTATCATTGTTCATTAATACTTTCTTGTACAGAGTATTAAGAACTTTAGGTACATCCTTTTCTGCTTCTTTATATTTATCAGTTTGATAAGCTGCATATTTATAATTATATACTGCTGTTAGGAATTCTTCTTCATTAGAGTAGTCATCACTATCAATAAATTGTATTTTCTCTAGCTTTCCGTCTATATCTCTATAGTTGTACCTAGCCATGTACATTTTATCAATATCGAAGTCAGAACCAGTAAGTGTAGTAATTTCAGAAGGCATTATAATAACATCACCTGAACTTTCTCTTAATACATCTACAATCTGTAATGGCAGTGTAGAGTTCATACCCTGTGTAGGAATACGATAACCTATTGCAAACAAATCAGCATTAGCTAATATGTATTCTTTGGACTTTTCAAAATCTCCTTGTATTTCAGCTGGTAATACAGATTTGAATAGATTAATAGATACAATACATTCCATTCTGCCATTATCAGGTCTTTTGAACTTAAGCTCGTCATTAAATATTATACCTTCTCCTTTTACTTTTGTATTTAGAGGTTTATCGAATGTAGTAGTCTTAAATCCAAAGTTAGACATCTGAATGAAAGCATTACCTGGAGTATTGATATCAATAGTAGCTTTCTTAATCATTGCAGTTATCCTACTATGTATCCAATTAAGAGATGGCAATACTGATAATTCTATATAATAATCTGTAGTATCATCAGACTTGATAACAGTTTGTAAAGCATCAATAAGATTATATGGCATATTACTGTTGATAGCATCATCCCTAAGCATTTTAACGAACTTAGTTTTGTCCACATATAACTTACCGCCTTGTTCTTTAATACCTATTTGATTGAATAGTTTCTATTTACCTATATCAGATAGTCTATCTATAGCTTGAACATATTCGTCAATTAGTTTCTGTCCTTTAACTGTCTTACCTTGGAAATCATAATCACCTTCCTTCTCAACATTAGACATACAAATCTTAATAGGTTGTGTTGCAAAGGTAACTCTTTCCACATTATGAGGATCAGTCACTAACTGTTTACCTATGTATTTGAATTCCTGTTCATATACAGCAGACTCATTCAGATCTTGTAATTTCCAGTCTCCGTCATACATCTTCATACGTTGCATGTTACCAGACTTAGTAGCACTATTCATTTTAATCATGTCTACATCGTTGTCTTTCATGTAATCATACATTTGTTGTAAGTCACGATTTACAGCAGTACGTCTAAATATAGTAGCTAGAGACATCTTATCGTAGATAGGAATTCTATTACCATCAGAATTTATGTAACCAAAATGTACATATTTCAATGGTTGCATAACTATATTATGTAATTCAATTTCCTATTCTAAAGATAATTGTTCATACGATTCTAACAAGTCAAATGCTCTTTGTTTATCTTCATTCCAGTCTCCATTCATTATAGATAATTTACGGAACATAGTAGGAGAAATCCAAACCTGAGCATCTGTTGGGTCTACATCATTATAACCAGATAATCTATTATCAGCATCTTTCTATGCTTTTTCGTATATCTCTTTATCAGTTAGACCAACAAAGTTCTATTTGTTTTCGTCTCTGAATCTGAAGTATAACTTAGTAAGAATACCGGGAGCTTCTTCTGTACCTACATACTTATTATACATAGCGTCGTGCATTACCTTAGATACTAATTTATTAGTATTCAATGATATAGTTCTGTACGTCTAATCATCCTGAGGTATATTCATTATCTGTCTGGTAGAAGTAAGAGCAGAATAACGTTTTACACGGTCGTCTAAGTTTTTATAGTATGCTAGATCTCCAGATATTAATTTTTCAAACTCTAAAGTAGCTATAGCAGTATTAACAGCATAGTCAGCAATAACACTAGCTATCATCTCTGATGTAGTCTTACCATTTTGTGGCTGTACTAAATCTGAATCTAGTAATATGTTTCCTCTGATTATATCACTTGCTATAGACTCTCCGTCATAATTAATATTTTGAGAATTAGGTTCTATAATTCTGTTATTAATAAATTGTTGAATAGTATCATTTATTCTCCAATTTAATGAATTCTTAACATAATTATATAACTTCTTATTGTTTGGATTCTTGAAGTACATTGTATATACTTTGTCGAGACCGTACTTATCTACTTCACTTTGTAATTTTACAAAGTATCTAAATTTATATCCATTACCATTCTCAAATACTATCTTATCTCCTTTAGTATTGTAGTGATAATTCTCTACCAGGTATTTAAAACTATCAGCTTTACCTTGTTCGATGGCCTCTCTGTTTATTCTAAGTATTTGCTGTCTTTGTTCAGCTGCACTTAGATTATTCCATTCTGCTAAAGATAAACCGACATCACTTAAGAATTTATCTCTTTGTTCATACGCTTTCTGTATTACTTCATACTCATTAATAGCATACTTCATGAACACAGTAATAGTATCATCATCTAATTGTAACTTCTTAGACCTATCTTTATTTACATTTACTAACTGACGTTTTAAACCTTCAATAAAGTAATATGTACGCTTATTAGCTAGAGTAGGCAAAGGTAACTTGTTATTTAATGTAGCATTAAATTTAAGCAAAATGTCTTCTACAGGGGCAATATCTAGATATCCTCTACCAGTATCTGTTTCATTTTTAGATATAACTGATAATTGTGTTGATACTCTTAGAGCATCTCTCACATCTTTGCTACTCTTAATTTGAGACAACCATACTGAACTATCACAATACTTGCAAGAAGACAATTCATTGATGTATGCTTCATCTTTTAGCCAATCTTCAAACATTGATGTAATAGTATTGTGTTCTGAATAAGCATACACATTGTTACCATTAGGACCTATTACACTATCATCTTCTGATGTAGGATTAGCTTTAATATATTGTTCTGCTAAGAATTTTACAGACTTCTCATTACCAAGTATATTGAGTATTTTATCTGAATCTACTTTACCGTTAGCAGCATTCATAATAGGACCTTCATTGGAGAACAAGTTTTGTATACCATATTTACTCTCGGCTGTACCTGTTCTAGGTATATCCAAAATAAAATTACGCAAGGCTACTTTCTTATCTACATCAACAAATTCTGGATCTGCTATTATAGTATATATTGCAGGACTGTCTAAGGTAATATTAAACTTGGAGAATATTCTTATTATCTCATTAACTGTATCATCAAATTCAAACTTGCCTTTGATTACTTTATTCTTTAGTTTATTCCAATCGCTGATTGCTTGCTTAAGTTCATCCTTTCTATTTGATGGATTAGACATACCAAAAGCTACAGACCATTGTCTATTAATAGTTCTTGAACGCTTATTGATATCTGCATCACCAAATGTCATTTTTACACCAGTTATCCTACCTCTTCTTTGTGTCTATTCAAAATATGCATTCTAAAATCTATTTCTGTGTTTCTTAAATGTAACAAAGAATCTATTCTTAAATTGTTGATCAGAGTTTTCTAATCTATTCAACAACTCATTATACATATTTATCTTATATTCATCTCCAAGTTGTTCGGTATCTCTAGATGCATCCTTAAGTCTTTGAATCATTTCTTCATAAGATTTAGCACTGTGTAATCTACTAAAAGTATTATACCAAGCTATATCTGCATTAGTGAACTGATTCATAAATGTAGTAGTACTAGGTAATTTACTACTTCTAAGAGTTAAGAATAGTAATCTAACATCAGCTTGTGCATTCTCCTTAGCAGAAAATTCGTATGCAGATTTTATCTCATCATTTACTATGGTATTCATATCTTCCTTATACGAATCTTCCATTTCTGCTTTCTTTCTTCTAAGTCCATAGCCTTCAAACTTAATGTCTATAAGAGGTCTGAATACATTATTGAAATTATTCAAAATCTCTGTATATATATTTGTAGCCTGACGAGCCATGATTTTAGCTTTGTCACTAGCCTAATCATTTTCAATTACAGCCTGATAAGCATCTTTGCATTTCTGTAAATAATCAATGGTAGGTTGGAAATCTATAGGTTTATTAAGGCTCTACAATCTCTGTATATTATTATTGAACAAAGTAGTAGCTGCCAATGTATTGATTACTTCTTCTAATATATTACTATCGTATATAGCTTCTAAAGTAACACCATTGATAGTCAAAGGTACTCTGGCTTGTTTGCCATAGTTAGCATCAAAATTACTAACTGATATAGGATTTTGTTTTCTAAACCTATACTCCCCATTTCTAATACTAGCAAACAAACTGTTTATATCTTCAAATTTAGGCTTCTTTGTAAATAAAGCTCTAAAGAAGTTAGCTATGTTTTTGAAGAATTGTTTTACTCTACCTGTTACACTTCTGTCAAAATCATTAGCTAATACGTATTCTCTAAATCTTTCTGCTAGATACTCTTCTACTTCTTTATTTGAATTATTTATCAGATTATATTCTTTTCTAGCCTATCTATAAAGTTCTTCTCTTTCCTCTGGTGATAAGTAAAGTAACGATACTCTATGAAATGCTTCGTGATATGGAGCACCTTGCTTAGCTCCTTGATACAATGTCAATCCATCCTTAGACATTATAGCCCAAGCTAATACAGGATTGCCATGAGTACCTATAGTACTTATCAATTTGTCAGTAAGTTGTACATCATTGTTTACTAAGTTACCAACCATATTTCGGTATCCTGCTACCTCTTTAGATATGTTAGAACGTTCATAAGTAGTATCTAATTCATCTAAATTAACTTCCATAGTAGGACCAGAAGGATTGTCAAACTAAGCAAATATATCAGGCATACCCATCTGTTTTGCTAAATCATTCAGTTCCTGTGCGTCCTATGCAGTAACCGTATTAGAAGTAGCCTGCTCGAAATTACTGGGTGCAGGTGTGTCTGGCATCTTGGCGGTTTCTTTTACTGCAGACGATTTAGCTTGTTTAGGTTGATCTTTTACTATAGTATCAGCAATTTTTGTAAGATATGCTTTTACATTCATACCTTGTCCTGGAACTGTATCTTCAAGAGTTTCATATAATTCATCTGCTGATTCAAATACTTCCTATAGTTTAGGGTCATTCTTATACAGTACTCTTGGATTATTCTGTAATTGAGTCAAATAATCAGATATAGAAGCTGCATCAAATCCAGTCAAAGAAGAGAGATAATTATACATTTTAGTATACCTCTTACCTTCTGCTGTATCACTGTCAAATGGATTCTTAGGATTAGTTACTTTCTTTGTCTTAGTAGTAGTCTTCTTTGCGGTTTTCTTAGTAGATCCACTAGGATAATTAACACTAATACTTGCTAAAGCACTCTAACTATATATCTTCGATATATTGTCTTCTTCATTAGCGTTACTAGCTATTTCATTATACGAGTCTATTACAGCTTTTCTAAGAGTCTTTAAAGCCTGTAAATCACTAGATGTATCTAATATTCTACCATTCAATTTACCATCCTGTATTTTAAATGTATGCTTAGGATAAAAGTCCTACATCAATTCAGGATCTATAGTATAAGTAACAGTAGTACCATCAGGCGCAGAAGCTAATGATGCAGCTAAACCCTCTCTGTTCCATTTAGATTTGCCAGAATTTTTATCTACCTTATTGGTAATAGTTATTGATGATCCTTCAACATTAGGAGTTTCTTCTTCCTACTGTTCTGTCTACTTAGTTTCCTATTGAGCAGCATTCAACGGAGTAGGAGTATCATCAGAAGTAACATCTAACGATGGTTCTAAATATAGAAGTGATTGTCTATATAGATTAGCGTCTTCTCCTGGATCAAGATTAGTTCTAAATACACCCTGATTAATCAATCTTGTGAGATATGGAGTATTTCTGTCTGATTCTAAAGTAAAATCTCCAGATTTAATAGTATAACCGAACTCATTATTAGAATTAGCTGATAATAGATTGTGATCTATAGCATAGTTCTTATTCTTGATCATCCATTGAACAAACGGTTCAATATTATTAGGATCAACCGGAGTAAGTTTAGCTCCATAACGTATGATATTCTCATCGAAATCTATTACTAATTGTTTAGCTCTAAGATATCCTTTAGGATATTTGTTGTCCTCCCTGTCTTGAATAGTCTTAGGTCCCCAGAATATAAGATCATCCAATAATTGACCAATAGTAACATCAGAACCAAAGGTATTTATTTCGCTGAAAGATTTACCATCTAAACCAACAGAAGATTTAATTACAGAGTTAAGGTAATTACGTCTTTTTACATCTGAACTAACCAAAGTAAGCATCATCTTTGCTATTAATCTAGCAACTGGTTCATCTACTTTCTTAGGATTAAGTTTCATTACAAAACCAGGAGTCTTAGTAAGAGACAATGCTGAAGGTATTATAAGATATGGAGTACCAGGATTACCTGTAGCTCTGGCTGCATCTATTCTACCGTTGTGTTCATAATATATAATTTGAGTATTAGTACCAATGCCAATACGAACTGGTATATTCATCACTTTACCAGTTTGCGAATGTCTTACCTTGTGTATATATTGTTTAGACTTACTATCATAGGTTATACCCAATGAAGGTATATCTGCTATACTGTTCTAAGTAGAGCCTTGCACAGTATTGAAGTATCCACCCTCTCTATTTAAAGAACCTTGTTTGAATGACAAACTGCCTTTATTAGCCAATAATGATCTAATAAGTTTGATTCTTTCATCTCTTTGTTCTGGAGTTAACTTAAACTTACTATTAGTACCACCTTCAGCTGGAACATAATGTATATTCTTATATCTAATTTTAGATACTTCATTGTAGGTAGTAGCTTGTATCGGCAAGTAATAAATTATCAGTTGCTTATCTTTTACTTCTAAATCTTCAAATGCTTTTACAGGATTCTTACTGTTAAGGAGTTTCTTATATAAGTCAGCAGCCTTCTTAGCCTCTGGAGATATGTCTGTTTTGTTATAATTCTGACTTAAAGTAAACTCTACAGATAGAGCTTTAGGATCGAATGCGGGATTATTAACATACTGCAAAGCAAAATCCTTACCAGATAATAACTTAATGTGTTTATTATCTTTCTCTACAGGTTCTGTTATCTTTACTTCACCTTCTTGTTGTTCAACTGGTCTACTTACGAATTTTTCTTCTTCTGCTACAGGTTCGTAACTTTGCTCTCTATCTGGAGCCAAACTCTTCATCTACTGAGCATTTCTGTCTCTCAGCATAGATTCTTGAAAAGAAACCCCATCTTTACTCACCATATCAGCCAATATTGGATTGAGAGTTCTTTCCCCATTCAGTATAGTGTATTCAGGATATTCTACTCCATTTGTATCTGTATATATATATCCCTCATTATTGCTATATTGAGTTTTAGATTTGTCAAACTACACATCTTCTCCAGTAGAAGGATTTACATATGTAGTGTTATCTTCTGGAAGACCGGTTATGTTTCTTCTTTCATTATTGGCATAGAACTCATCCCCTCTATTCTATATACTTTGAAGATAATTTACATACTTAGTAAAACGTTTATTCTATTCTACTAAACTGTTCTTTATCTCGTTCCAATCTTCTGGTTTCTACTCACTTTTACTGAGTTCATTAAGACGTTTAGAATTATTCCTTCTGGCTGTATTTAAATAGTTTATTTTACCTTCTATACCACCTGTTAAAAATACTCTATTACTTTCTTTTATTTCATTTGGAGTACTTTCGTCATTATTTATAGTAGACAGCTACTCATACATCTCCTCAAGCTCTTGTTCTATCTATTGATCTCTTAAAGTAGCTTCTTCTTCAGCAGTCTGTCTCTGTTTAGTTTCCTCCTGTATTTTATTACTAGTTTCAATAGCTTGAGTTACAGCTTTATTAGATTCAGTAAAGTCCTGTTTAGCTTTATCACCAGATAAGTATTGTAAATCATACTTGTCTAGTATATTAGATATACGTGTATTATCTTGAATCTCTTTATTATCAGCATACTGATCAAGATTCATTGCTGTTTTATAAGTAGCATTATTACGTATATTGTTGTATCTATGTTTTATTTCCTTAGCTAACTGTTCTCTAATCTTAATGCGCTGTTCATCAGTAGTCTCTGATTTAGAATATTCGTCTATTAAATTCTGAATTTTAATCCTACTTTTCTGATCAGCAGTAGTAGGTTCGCCAGCTATTGGTTCATTTAGAGTCAAATCTAATGCAGCCAGTTCTGGAGACTGATTTTCTAAATTTTGAATTTTCTTTCTAGTCTCATTATATATTCTTTGAGACATATTGATATTAAATAATTTAGAAAATATTTGATTAGCTAACATGTTTTTAGTAATCATATAAGCTAATCTTTCAGAATCATTACTCGGTTTAGTTGATTTAGATATATCATTAGATCTTCGTATTGCATCCTTTCTAGCATTCTGTATTAAATCAGCTTTTTCATTTATACCTGCATTTCTAAGTTGATTTTCAAATGCCTGCAATACACTCATACCAGTTGCATTAGTGGATAATGCATTATCTATTTGACTTGTAAAGGCTAATATATCTTTAGTAACAAAATCAGGATCTGCTACATCAGCATCCTTAAGATTCTATATATAATCCTATTGATTTCTTAACTTCTCTAACAAACTAGATGCTACCTATACCTGATCGTTTGGTTCAGTATACATCATTGCTTCATTAAATAGAGCTTTACTTTGTTTATATAAATCATTTAAAGTAGTAGCCCTCTCCATTACTCCATCATATTGTTCCTGAGTAATAGCTCCTTGTTTAGCGGCCATCTTAGCACCAGCTGCTAACGAATCAAATTCTCCAGATGCAATATAAGGTATTATAGAATTATCCTCTTTAGTTCTACTATTAGCAAATCCACCAAAAGCTCCAAGAATTGCACCAATTGTACCTTCTTCTAACATGCCCATCCATTCGTCTTTACCAAAAGCTTCTGTACCGAACATGCCTTTACCTTTTACAGCTTCGTTGGGAGCTATAAACTGGTCATATAATGATTCTACGCTATTCTTCACAAATCCTTGAATAGCTTCTTCACTACCTTCTTCCCATGCTGTACCTAATACCAGTACTCTGGTAAATTTCTCTACTTGGTCAAATATCTTTCCTATGATACTATTTGATACAGCCTTATCAGATAATTTAGTTAAGTCTCCTCCTACTGAATTGATAACAGTTTTAGCGGCATTCTGAGCTCCAGACCCACCTACTAACCATTTATTAAGCACATTAGCTCCATACTTTTGCTCTACTAAAGTATTCAGAGCACCCGTAATGAATCCAATTGTAGCAGCGTCTTCTAAGGGTAACCCCATTTGTCTTGCATACTGATATGCCTCACCATAATTGAGAATTAGTCCAGCACTAACCATAGGTATTAATTCTGGATTCTTTACGAATACATCATTTATAGTCTTACCTATAACGCCAAGACTTTCATTAGCAATACCTTCTGCACTTAGTACAGTATTAAGTTTATTAGCACTATCTCTTAAACTATTCAAATTAGTAGCTTTACCTACTTTGTCAAGTAATCTAGCACTGCCTTTTGCCATACCAGATACTCCAGCCATTACAGATTTAGTTAGTCCACCAAACGCTGCATACTCGGCTAATGAAGATACACCTTGCCCGAGACCTGCTGTAAAAGCATAGGGATTATCGAATAAAGATTCTTCTTCCCTCATACTTGTCTTACCTATTCTACTGTTATCTACTAAGGCTTTACTTTCATCAGCCAGTTGGTTCAACCAACCATAGTCTGACTTAAAACCATTGCCAGTAATACCATTACCAGTAGCTTGAAGTAAGTCACCTGTACCAGCAGCAAATTGTAGTACATCAGGTACTATGTTAGCTATACCTCTAGCTATACTTCTAATACCTGTCTTTAATAAACCATCCTGATACTTTTTAGGACCGTATATGTTAGCTAAAGCAACACCCGCTGCTTCCATTTTCTACATAGAAGCCTGATCTGCTAATACTTGTTTATAAACATAAGTATTTAGATCAGGGTCATATTTAACAACTAACCTTGTTACTAAGTTGCCATTATTATCAAACTCAGGTTTATTTTCCTTAGATTTTATATCACTAAGTATATTAGCTACTTTACCGTCTACTATCTCACTATACGTATACTTAGATGTAGGTTTACTAATATCAATATAGTCCTTTAAAGGACGTTCCTTATCTGATAACCAACCTAAAGTATTATCTACCTTTATTCTATCATAAGTAGCTTTATCATAGGTAGCAGCTAATACAGAATTACCAAACAAATCTGTATTCAATTCTTCTACACTACCTTTACCACTACCCAATTCATCTGCTCTTTCGAAACCTATTTCAGGATTAAGGAGATTATTGAATGCGATAGCATCCATCTCTTCTGAATTATAAGGTTCCACAGTGAATTCGTTTATCACTGATGGAACCTTTCTAAATGATTGTACGCCAGCATAAAACTTTCTGAGACCTCTGTCTACGTTCTGCTGAACTACTGTATCAAATTTTGGTATCATAAATATTTATTAAAAGTTACTATTAAATCCTGCAGTAGCTTCTTCTACTGATTGACCTAATACATCACTATATAATTTTTGGTTTATTTTAGTTCCCTAGTATTCTTTATTGAATCCTAGGTTATGAGTCTGGTTATAACTTGAAGAAATACCTACAGGTCTAGCCATTTTAATCTCGATTAAATCTGAATATTCAACACCATCTATATCATATTTACCTTTGAGTTCATTTATAAGCTTCATAGTTCTGTCAGTAGAACCATAACCACCAGTGAGAATATTCATATACTTCCTAGCACTAATACCTTTGTATCTATCAGGTTCAGAATCAATAATTTGTTCAATTACCTATTTAAATCTTTTTTTAGGAATAATGAGACTACCTTCTTTCATAAGTATATTCTGTTCTCCATTAGAATAAGAAAAAGTCTTATTGTTTGGAGCAAATACACCATCTGAAGATATAGTAGCTAACGCTGTTTCAATGATCTTAGGATCATAATAGACATTAATTGGAGCGCTTTTAATGGACATACCAGCACCTACTGTAGGACTCATCATAGTAGGTATAGAAGTTCCATTTTCTACTGTAAATACCCCAGCTGGAATATCTCTGGCTATTGCTCCCTTCTAAGTAAGAAGCATATCACCTAATTCATATTGATATTTCTCAGCATTGTCATTTGGTAAGCTAGCCGCCTTTTTATCTGCTGGCTTAATTTTTATTGGGGTATACTCTTTATAGTTAAAATATTCAGTAGGAGTAAGTGTACCTTTTACCTCTTCTGGTATTCCATTAGCCATACTATTATATACTGCTCCGTTAATTTTAATCCAATCTTCTGGAGTAAGTTCACTAAGGCCTTTACCAGACTGAGAGATATAGTTATTAACCATATTTCTTTTATAGTTATCCATTTTAGCTGCAGCTTCTTCTTGAAGTACAGTTATTCTGGTTGGCTGACCAGTTTGTTGATTTTGACCGTAGTTCATTTGTAATGCAGCAGTATTTGTTTCAGGTAATTCCCATGCAAACTCTCTAGCTGCAGTATACAAAGTAGTATCCAGCATGTCCCGTGCATCTTTCTCACTTAGATTATATCGCTTCATATAAGATTGAACATGCTTAGCATACTCCGGAGTATTACGTATAGAGGATATGTTGTTATCAACTTCCTCCATTGTTCTTTTTGCAGTAACTCCTTTCCATCTGTCAAACCCTTCATCTCTAATCCAACTTGCTTTAAGATTGTCTACATATGGTCTAACTAAATCTACCTCTGATTTATATGCCAAAGGTGATACATCATTAAACGTACCGGATTTAGTAGTATCATAATTAGTAAAATCAACATAATGCCAATATGGATTATATTTACCAGATAACATTAATTGTTGATTTGCCTTCTGTCTAGTCAACAAACCTTCTCTGCTCTGTTTTAGATTACTAAGGGTAGCATAATCTACGCTGTTTAGTATACTTTGTAATGTAGCCCTATTAGCGGAATCCTTCATCCAATCAGGATTAGATACCATAGAGTTAATAACATTCTATATGTCTTCTCTACCAATAGTATTATTATACCATGTTTGCGTATCTATAGCTGAAGGAGATTGAAACTCACCAAACTTCTACAAAGCTGTACCAAATTGTTTAGCCGCATCCTCTACTGCGGCTTTTTGTGTTGCTCCTATTCTGTATAATTCTCCAAAGTTAATAGGAACATATGTATTTAATATAGGGGCTTCTGCAGCCTAATCATATCTATTGGCGCTCATTATTTATTTCCTCCCTTTTTCAAATATTTTCTAAATTCAGTTAAATCAGCATTAGTAAAACCAGCTTGCAAGAAAGGATCATATAACTTAAGCATAGCATTATCTCTACTTCTTTGGTTACTCATTAATTCTCTATTCTGCGCCCATTGACTTAACTGACCTAAACCAGTTCTACGTATATTTCTTGCAGCAGCTCTATTACGTGCATTAAGATCTGAAGCCAGATTAGTTGCATTAACCCATTGCTGACCGAGATCATTCATAGCATTTGCATATTCAGCTCTATATTGATTATTAGCATTGTTCTCAGTAGCTCTTGCTTGTGCATTTGCTTTATTAGCAGCAATAGCGGTTTGTAATCTGAATGCCATATCATGTCCAGTATTTGTTTTGTACTGACTAGCACTATAGTTAGCTGCATTTCTATTCTGTTCTATATCTCTAAGTAATGGGTTAATATTGAATCTACGTCTACCCATAGTATTAGTAATAGCTGTAGCATACGGATTATAGTTTGCTGGTACAGCTTCTGGGTCGCTAGTAAACAGATTGGACATTATAGGAGCTAATGATGCAATACCTGATGTCAGACCTGATAAACTGTCAGTAAGACTACCCATTCTTTCTCTCCTGATATCTCGTGGTGTTTTACGATATGCAATATCTTGAGGAGTAGCTGATACATTTAACATAGCATTTTGTTCTGCATCAGTTGGCATATCTAATACTAAATCTACATTTGGAGCGGTAACTGGATTTACAGGGTTTTCTTTAGCATAAGCTGTAGAAGCAGCTAACATAGCATTATGTACAGGACCTTTTTTTCTGTCTGTAGCAAGACGTTTAATATTAGCAATAGAAAATTTATTACCACCAATATTACCAAATTCACCACTATTAATTCTGTTAAGCCAATTAGATGAAGTAGTATCATTCTCTTTTAGAGAATTAACAAAATTCATATACTGTGGAGAGTACAGTTTATCATAATCTGTGAATGTAGTATCATACTTATAAGTATTTAAACCACCATTATCGAAAGCATTTATACTTTTACTTTTAGATTTAATTCCTCTTTTTGCTTTCAAATTTTCTTGCATAGTAAATAGCTTATCATGTAACAACTGATTGTTCATATTATTTAACATATCAGAGTTCTAAGCATATATATCTTTTCCTTTACTTTTCTTCTTTGCCATCATTTTATCACCTAATTCTGCAAAGGTTTTATTTGTACCTGGTACTTTCAAAGTATTACTTAATATTCTACTTCCTTCAGGTAAGTTTACTAAATTACTATCTGTAGGTTGTCCTTGTTCTGGTACTTTACTCACTGTACCATCTGGAGTCTGTATTAGTTCTCCATCATCTACATAAGCCAATGATGACGGAACTTTACCTCCGTATTCAAATACATCAGTATCAAACTCCGTATTATCTTCATTAAACTCATTAGCTAATCTTTCTGTGCCAGCTACAGCTTCTCTATTTTGAAATGCATTCAATCTTATAGCAGCTCTACGTCTTCTTAGTTTCTTATTTCTAAAAGCTCCTCTTAAACCAGTACCTAAAGTACCTTCATCAAAATCAGTAAATGAAGTCATTTCTGCTGCTTTACCTTTCTTACCAATAAGACCAACTGCTGCACCAGCAATACCACCTACTAAACCACCTACAGGTCCACCTATAGTCATACCAAGTTGTGCTCCAGATCCTGCACCTTCCGCTATACCAGTAAGAGATTGCATAGTAGCCTCTCCACCAGTAGTAGCAGTAGAAGTCTAGAAAGGACTTGCCAATGTATTTATGGCTCCAGGTATTGCCTAAGCTATTTCTGATATATTTCCTATATTTGTATTAGCAGGTTTATTCTTAATCATAAGATTGTTAGGGTTATTTGGAGCAGTCCCCCTAGCTATTGATGATTGTAATTCCTACATATTACTTAAAGATACCGGCAAACCAAACTACGCAGCAGGAATCTATATCTTTCTTTTCTTTGTATTCTTTTTCATATTAAATTCTAGAATATCTATAAGTAGTTGTTATCTAAGGCATCTAAAAAGAATAATCCTTATCTGATTTAAATTTATAATCACATATCATATATTTACCTCTCATTCTAGCAGGGAATGACATATTATCATCCTCTTCAAATGAATCCTGTCTTGGAACTGGTAATCTATAAGTATCTTCACGATAGTCAAATACTAAATCCTAACCGTCTTTATTAGCTACCTAGTGTTTAGTAGTTAATTTAATACTATCAAGAATATCATTGGTTAGTATTTTATTATTTGGATCTATAAAGTCTCCCTATAACTGAATATTATCAAATACTTTAGTATACTGAGGATCTTTGTTTACTACTATCTTTAATCTAATGTCTTTACTAGTATCACCAAATCCTTCTATATCTAATGAATTAATGATATAGAACTCATTATTCTTAGTTGTTACAATTTTATCTGTAAGAGGTAACGTAAAATCTGGATCAAATGTATATAAAGATGTAAATGCGTTTAATTTTTCATTATATATCAAAGACTTATTATACAGTCTGAACCATACTTCATCATATTTCTTATCATACAATGAATTAGCTCCTTTAGTCTTTTGATTATACATGTTATTCATATAAGACTGCACGTTACAATCTTTTGATATTATACTTATTCCACTTCCTGTAGATTTACATATTTCATTCTTATTAGAATCGTACCAATATATGCTATTACTAGAGTTAACAATACTTCTATCATTAACTACATTAGTACCATTTAGAGTACTCAAATAATCGTATCTATCCAATACTCCACCAGTACCTAATACTAGTTGTCCTACATTGTTATCTTGTATTAGTGATCTTTCATTTACAGATAGTATACCAAATGCATTATTCTACCAGAAGTATAGTCTATTGAATATATCTTTTATATTAGTTATCTCTCCATACTAATAATCTACATCTATAAAATCAGCAGGTTTAAATATAGACCAATTATCTATATTCTCATTTGTAGTTTTAGCTTGTGAAACATATACCCTATTAGCTGATTTTACATTTGCTTCATCATATAATCCTCTAGTACTAAATATTTTTCCATCAGGCTATGCAGAGTATGCGTCATTATATAAATAATAAGGTTTACTTTGCGAATGATATGTACCTAATTGAACAGGTTCTATTTGCAAATATGCATCTACATTATTTGAAGCACCATTATATGTTCTATTAGTCATTTGCCCCATAGATAATTTCAAATTGATAGTGCTTTCTAATGGAATATACGCTCCGAAATAACGTTTTCGTTCAGACCAAGAATCACCACCAGAAGCTTCATTTCTTTGAAATATCATTTGAGATGGATAATCTAGAATACCAATATAAGTATCTCCTCCAAAAGCATATACTACAGGATTATTCTTATCACCATATGACCCTATAGGTATATATGTAGAACTAGTTCTAGCTGAATAAGTATTACCGTTATATGGTATTAATGGTTTTTTTGCATTAACTACAATTAATGGACAATTATCATTAGCATGTTCATCACGATAAAATGAAATAGGTTGGATTGAAAGTATATCATCATCTGATACCTATAATATAAGACATGGACCAGCTGGGCCATAAGTAATTACATCTATATTATTTCCACCCTCATAAAAATTACTAGCGGTCCAATTAGAATAAGTAATGTTACCTATACTAGCTTTATAAGGTTTTACTCCACCGTTTAGTACAGCATTGTATGGTATTATAGCTGGAAGTTTTGCATCTACTATGCTTTGTTCCTTTCCTATAAATTTAGAATTTACTCGAAAGTAGAATTTCTATATATAAGCACAGTACCAGTCATCATTGTGAATTGCAAATACTTGTGATGCTGAAGCTGACGGATTATTATCAGAATTATATACTTTAGTTTTTGCTCTATTAGTTACATGAGATGTTCCTTCTGGTAAACGCTAAGCTGAGTTATTCATAGCTACCCAGTTTTGCACATTTGTACCTTGCTAATCTGTATCTTGTTTACTGAAATAAGATATAAGAACTGCTTCCTATCTAAGATATATATTGTCTTTAAATAGAGCTTCAGTCTTTTCTCCATTAAAACATACTTCAGGTGATATAAACCTCCAATAATTATCAGTTATATCTTCACTATCAATTCTTTTTCCAACCTTGCCTGCTCCAGATCTTTCTATTACCAACCCTCTACGTTTAGTATGTAAAAATGGCATTGGCCTATACTCATTAGTGTCTTTATTACTTTCTCCTCTGCCTATTTCTCCAGTATCGCTTGTTTCAACAATTTTATAATTATGTATTGGAGTGATAACTCCTTGTGATACAATGGTCCTATCTTTTTCTGTTCTATCACATCTTACTATTTCATAAGATACCGCATCAATAGGAAAGTTCTTTACCGTAAATTTAATGCCTATAGGTTTTGAGTACCAGTAACTACCAAATTGTGTAAGAAGAGGGGCTGTGACTAAATTAGGCATTCTAATATCTCCTATCCATAACACTGGAGAAGCTATAAATTTACTATTGTAAAATACGATACCAAAGCGATATACTTCATCTCGTTGATAACTTTTAAACAACGAAGCTATAATAGGATCAGCATAATTTCTTTGTCTATAAGCAGAAGTTATAGGTCTATCATATATTTTACTTCCATTTAATTCATAAATAGGCATAGAATTTGTAGTAAAACCACTAACATCAAGTCCCACATTATTTGCCAATCCTACGCCAGTACCAGTAAGAGGAGAATAAGTTTCATTTAATTCTGTATTAATAAAACTATATGATATATTTAGCCCATTACCTCCAAGTTTATTTCCTTCTCCATATACATATTCTGTAGGCTGCCCAAAGCTAGATCTAGCCGCATTATAAGGGTTAATGCAATCATGATGTCTTGGAATTTTCCTCATAGCATCGTAATCTGTAATTGAGAAATATTCATAGTCATCAGGATTAGCAGTTTCTAACCTAACGTAATTGTTAGCATTAGCTCTATATACTCTTGCATCGTATTCTACTAGATCATCGTTATCATATATCATTGGTATCCAAGACGTTTCTGTAACATTAGACGCAAATAGTCTGTTCTATAGAGAAGTAATACTGTTACATATAAAAGAATAGCTAGTAAACGCATTAAATTCTTCCTATGTCATAGTGCTTAATGCACTACTACCAGTATCAGTATAACTTATGTAATCTAAATTCGTATCTATTTCAATATCATCTATTACAGAATAAGTAGGAATAGAGTTGTTATCTTCATAGAAGATACGTACTATAGTACATCTATTGAAATCTTTAGTGCTAAGTTTTGCTCTTACTGTACATCCTTTACCTGTATAAGAGCCTTTCTAAGACCCTTCGTGATTTATTAATGGAGAATTAATTTCAGAAGCATCTAAATGTACTAAATTACTCAAACTAGATAATGAAGTCTATTGAGAGTGTTTATTATACAGTCTATAACAATACTGTACCATACCAGCTTGAAAGTTACCAGACACAATATCTGTAACTTCAAATGGTGGTAATATTGCATTAGGTATTATGTCAATACTATCAGGATTAAGTATATTACCATCTGCATCTACTAAAGGATTATCGACATTAGGGTACTTTATATACTTATCACTCATAATGTTGATTACTTTAATAGATGAGTTTCCATCAGTAAAGTAAGCTTTAATATTGGACTGTGTTTCGTAATTTAATACTATACTTAACTGATTTGAATCAGCTTTTTCACATAGTTTTAATTTACCCTATAATACAATAGTACTAATTAAATTAGGAGAATCAAAATTCTCTATACGATATATTTTATTATAACCGTCAACTAACTTAGTAACAATTACTGCAATATCATTTATAGTAGCTGTACCTATTATTTCTTCTGTACCTTTAATGCCGTAATTATATTTCTTAGCGCCTTCTACACTCTAAAGAACACCACTAGTACTAGAATCATCAGTAATTATACGAACATCTTGACCATATCTATATTGATTATTCGGCAATATAGCTGCATCACTGTCCATATTCATACCACCATAAAATGTATTTATTTGAGCTGTATTACTAATCATAATCTATTCTAATTATAAAGTATTTGTTCTTCACCAGTAGTACTAAAGAAAGTATCATGGTCATTAAATTCTGGATAAAGCTTATGATAAGTGTTTTTAATACTTTCCAATTCATCTACTCCAGGTAACATAGCTTCAGCATAAGCCTACTTTCTATAATAGTTCCAACTAGTCTTCATTTCTAAGTAATCCTATTGGGATATTTGTCCCTTTAGCTTTCTCGGATACATTAATTTTAATGTAACATACCACAATAATGCTTCTTTATAGGATTCCATATCTGGTATCATAGGCATACCTTCTTCATCAGTAAATATAGCATAATATTCTATTTTGACAAATCCGGTAGGTATATTAGTCATAATATAACCTGGTTTTGTCATGTACTATAAATCAGCACTGTACATCGTTCCATCTGTATGAGCAAACTTACCATTTACATACCTATTAGATGGACTAGCTACAGTATATTGGTTTACTAAAGCACTTAAAGTATTACGCATATTAGAATCTGAATTAAGCTTATCTAAAGCTTCTCTATCAGATACTAAATTAAACATATTCTTTACTAATGGTATTAGACCAGCATCAGGTATCAACATACAGGGTCTATCAATACAAGTATCGTGTTGAACCCCAAAGCTAGAAGTAGCTTTTCGCATAGGTAGCCAACCACCATTATTCTAAAATGAAAAAGCAACCTATCCAAGTTTATATAGGTCACATGGTAATGCTGCCTAATGACAATTAACTGGTAGTACCGCTACTTTGTGTTCATATTGTTGTATAGCTCCAATCTTTAGCATTCCTTCGCAAATCCACTCAGAAATATCAGAAATTTTAATCTGATCCTCTTTTAAGTCTAAATCCGCAATGACCTTTGCTAGAACAGTCTTAGAGCTAATCATTCTATTGTTTATCATAATTCTGGATAATCCTTTAACTTATTAAAAATAATTTGAGCGAGTGTGCGTTTGTTTTCTCTTGAAGCTATGAACTAATATTTACCTTTATTAGTTAGTAAACAATTCTTTTTAGACCAGTGAAATCTATATTTCCATCCACCACAATGCTCGTTGAGCAAGTATACGGGTTTACCTATTTCTTTAGTGGCTTTCCAATCCCATCTTAAACTCTTACCAGAGAATTCTTTTGGCTAATGTTTGATTACTTGTAATGTACCTAATCTGCATGGGAGTTTGAATTCTTTGCAATTGTACATTATTTCATCACGTATGTATTTAAAGTAATCAGTTACTATTGCTTTATAAGTTTTTAAATCTACATCATACTATGTATTAGGATCAATACTCTTTTTATAGTTTGTGTAGAAGTCAGCAACAGTATAACTCTTACGTCTGTATTTTACTCTTTCTCTCATTTACTATATCTATTCTAAGTATCGTCCTTGGAATCATTAGTAACATCACTAGGTTGTGTTACTAATATCTTTAATTCTTTCTCAAGTATCATCTAAGTAATAGTAGGTATCATAGATGCTGGTATTGGATAATCACTGTCTGGATTATAACAAGCTTTCTCCTCTGTAGGATCTTCTGCAATTACATCTACTTCTATATACTCTAACTAATTAGAATCTCCTTCTACATATACTTTATTACCTCTAACCCAAGCAATATAGTCTTTACAAGTAGCTTTTCTGTATCTTTGTAATTTAGCTTTAGTATAACTACCTAACTAAATTAAATTACCAAACATATCTCGTATAGCTACTACACCAGGTCTATTCTTAAAACCAATTAAAGTTGGCAATTCTCTATCGCCAACATATATAAACTTACCTGGTACTATTTCCTCTCTATCTAAATGAATAGGTCCAAGAGTAGTCTTATATGCTTCATCAATATCATAGCCTTTGTCTATAGCTTGTTTAATTAGCATAGCCCTATAACTCTTGATCCACATCTCAATCTAATGTCTAGATAGATGTTCAGATTCAGTAATATTACTATTGCGCGCTATTAGTAATATATTATCAATTAAGTTATTAAGTGACATATTATTTATAATTAACGTTAATACATCCTAAAACGCATTTTAAAGCTCATAGCGGCATTTTATGGCTAATTGCTTACAATCCCTTTAGTTATGTAATAGCTCTTCTTACACAGTCTTAAAACAAAAAAAAGGTTGACCTTATTGATCAACCTCTTTCATTACATTCTACATATTCTGTGGTAACATCTATTTCATGGGTGGTGGAACCATAGAACTTGCTTGTTTAATTATATTCTTTAATTCGTTTACTTCATCTTGTAGTTCCTTTAACCTAGGATCCTCTGTATTAGTAGGTTCCTTTGGTATATCTAGTTTCTCAAGTAAAGCCTAGCACTTACTCATTTCTTCATCACACTTAGCTATTGACTCTTTCCTAGCTTTATAAGTGTTGTACTAATTCCTTATTATACCTACAATCTCCTGTTTATCTGTAGATATAGTTAAACCTAGATTATTGTCTGTTATCACGGTCCTATTCTCAGGTATAGAGAATTTTTTCTATTCCCCATTACATTGTATAGTAACATCTATTAATTTCTTCCTAGGTTGATTAGGTAACTAAAACTAACCAGGTTGTAATGGTTCATCGTATGCATTCGATACTGATATAACAGTACCTACATTGTATTCCGTTGTTTTTTTGAATGTTCCGACAACTTCTATAATATAGACGTTATCCCCTTGATTTAATTTATCGAATGTCATAATATTAGTTATTAAAGGGCTACTAAAAAGTAGCCCTTGTTATTATTAAGCAGATGGAGTAGCAGTTGCTTTATAACCACCGCTTACCAAAAATACTTGATTTGTATACTTATTATAATGGAGTAAATATATACCAGTACCTGCAAGATTTTCAACTCTAACTGGTTCATTGTTATAAGTTACTAAAGGTCTAGTATCACCATTAGTGCCAATTAGTATTGGTAATGTAGCACTAGTACCTGTAGGTATTGCAGTTCTTAAGTCTATATAAAATCCACCAACATAATCTCTATTTCTAAATGCATGATTAGGAAGTTCTAATGTTACAGCTTCAGTTCCAACTGTAACATTAGTTACTGGTAAAGTATTGTAATTTATTCTTCCTAATGAAGGAAATAGAAAGGGTAATCCTGTAAAAAAGTTAGGCCACATACTTACCTCCTTTCTTACTGGAATTAACCCCAGTAATTATTGCATCCACAACCGTGTCCACTACGACCATATGCTACATCACCAGCGTATGCACCATAGGCAGCAGCACGATAAATATCTGTGTTAATGGCTGTTAACTGAGGATAAGGTACGCTTACTGTATTAGGTAATTTGCATTTGATACCATCAACATCTGATTGCAAATCATTCAGTCTAGTTACAATAGGAGCAGTAGCCTGATTAATCATAGAACCTACAGCAGCTGTCTGATGTTCGTTACTCAACTGAGAAATCAAAGTAGAGTTCTTTTCACGTAAAGTATCAATCTTATCTAACAGAGCTTGGTTCTGTATAGCATCAAGCTTAGCGATTATAGACTGAGTATTAGCTGTATTGCTATCACGGAGAGACAGGGTATTGCTGTTCATAGTGTTAACCAAGTTATTAGTTTGGTTACATACGGACAACTGATTTTCATAACCCATCTTAGTTATATTGTTGTTTACAGCGTCAATAGAACGCTGAGTTGTGCAGCAGCAGTTAGCTAACTGAGAAGCAAGATTTGCATTACCAGAAGTAATAGCATTAATTACTTCACAACTTGACAGCTTAGTATCACAAGAGATCTAACTTACACCAGCATTGATTTGATTCAAAGCGGACTGAACTGCATTGATGTCACAGTTCAAAGTAGTTGACAGATTGCTTATTGCATCTTTATTACCATTGATAGCCTACATGAGCAAATTAGTATTAGCATCAGTATTTAGTTCAGAAGCTAATGCACCAGCGTTACGGCCACCGAAACCGTTACCACCCCAGCAGAACCAGATCAGAATGATCCAGATCCACCACCAACCGCCGTTTCCACCGAAACCACCGTTGTTGTTCATCATAGCCATCAAAGCTGCAGGATCCATACCTTTATTAGCATTTTGCATTAAAGCAGCGAGACCAGCGTCGATACCGCGATCTTGCACGATAATTCTATCTTCTAACATAATTGATTTAGTTTATAAATTGATTTTAATTAATATCTGATATAACGAGTGGATCTACCACGGCTATATTCATTATAAGGATTATATTCTCTTTCACTTTCGCGATCGAATAGTTTATTGTACTCTTCAAAGTCTTCTTCTTTCATAGAAGGAAATACTCTACTATAAGTATACATACCTCTTCTACCTCTACCACCTCTAGAACCGCGTCTAAACATTCCGTAAGGTTCTTCCTCACCCTCGTGTTTCTCCAGTTCTTCTTCGTAGCATTCCATTTCAGCTTCTCTGATTTTATCACACATTACGTAAATGTAGTAGTACCACATTTTACCTTCGTCTATATCTTTGTCATTAAGCCAAGCCTTTGCGAATTCAACGTAATGTTTAGTGTTATTAGAACCAGTAATGTTCATAATAACTCTATAGTAATCAGAATATACCATGTTTAATGCTACATACCAATCGTAACGATTGTATTTACCAGTTAAGGAAATACCATACTGACTGGCTAATGTGGTAGTCTCTTCTATAGACCAATGCGGTCCACGAGTACCATCCTCATTTTCCATTTTCATTACAGCTTTACGAGCGTGTTCCTCATTGAAGTGCGGACCATGTTCCATCTCGTAAGCCTTAACACGAAATATTCTATGCATATTATTATTGATTAATAATTATTGAATATATTATTTACTTAGGTAACTCAATGATACGAGTATCTGTTACCTTTATTAAAGGGTTTGAATTTACAATCTGATAATTTTTGACATGTATCTTTTTCCAATCAAAGTGCCAGAACCTAACCCAGCCATTTTTATATCTGTTTTTATATTCTTTCTTATCTTCTACAAATATAATTTGTTGATTTTTTATATCAATCTTGGCTGTTAGGATTGAGTCCTTTCTACTAACTATGATAGTTGTTAAATCATTGAGCTTTAGCTCTTCGTTAAAGTCTATTAACTTTTCTTTGATTACTGTTTTCACAGAATCATTAATCTAGGTATTGATTACACTTGCGTCAGTTAGGTTCTTGTCTTTGATTTTTAATTCTTTCTTAACCTTATTAACTTGCTATATTAAGCTATCTTTACTGTGGTTAAGTTCATCTATAGTAAGCTAAAGTACTCTGCTATTATCCTGAGCATTGGAAGCTATTTCTTCATATGCTCTTATGTTGTTAGTTATTCTGTCTATTTCTCTGTTCTTATTCTGTAGCTAATTATGTTGATAAAAAATAGTCGCAATAAGTAAACTAACTAAACCTACTGCGACTACTTTGAAATTCTTTCTTAACCAATTAACTACGCTTATGACTGGTATCATCTGAAAGTTCATCATCTAATTTGACATCTAATATCTGTTCCCCTTTTTTCTTTACTAATTTCTTAAGTAAAGTCCATACTTTCCATCTGGGATGAAGTTTACCTAAGTGTTCAAGTAAAGTAAAGAATTCTACGAGTGCTATAGCTCCAGCAACAAATTCTACAGCATGTAAATTAATTGAAGTTACTATAAACTTCTCTATAGTGAATGCACCACAGATTGCTACAATAGCATCTCGTATTTTATAAAATATCTTAGAAAATAATCTCTTAGATTTACTAACAATATCGGTTGTCTCCTTCTTCTTATTTACCTTACATTCATATATTGTATCTAAAATTATAATAGCAGCTAAGGCTAAGATAGGGACATAAACCGGAGAGTATAGAGATATTAATCCACCAATCGCACTGATAGTAAACTTCTCTACACTGCTAAACATATTTTTAAATATCGGCATTGTCTGTTCTCCTAACTGATAATAATTCATAGATAATAGTTTGATAAGGTAACCAAAAAAGTCCCAGTAGATTCAAAAAGGGGTTTAAAAATCAACTGAGACTAAATGACATTTGTTCGAGATTATATTTATATAACGACAGATTTAATAATGTGTTACTAACTCAAAAAATGTTATTGACTGAAACCAATAGCGGTTCTTACGAGCTTCTAGCATATTCAATCAACTAATGATATTTAGTTATCTTCTTTAGTAGATTGATGCCATTACAATGTTTCATCCAACCAATATGACTACAGACTTGCTGCCTATATCCACTATAAGTCATATGCTTAAGTTTATTCATAGCAGCAACTTTCTTACACATTTTGTGCTTAATATTCTTTCTAATCAAAGTATAATCGTGATAGATTCTATATCCTACAAAGGATATACTTCTATCTTCTACTCTGAATATCTAATAATTACTTTTAATTTCTAATTTAAGTGTGCCTAACTGTTCTCTTATTTCATCAAGTAATTGTCTTAAGTATTCTTTATCACTATGAAGTATTACCATATCATCTGCATATCTAAAGTAATACTTAACAGCCTTATCCTCTTTAAGCCAATGATCAAAATATGACAAATAAAGATTAGCAAAGAACTAAGAAAGATAATTACCAATAGGAACTCCTTCTACAGAGTCTATAATACCATCTAATAATGCAAGTAGCTTATTATCTTTAATCTTCTTTCTAACTATCTACTTTAATATTTCATGGTCTATACTTGGATAAAACTTTCTTACATCTAACTTGAGACAATATACTGTATTCTATTTATCTTTCAATGCGCTTTGTACATCATATAATGCCTTATGAATTCCTCTCTTCTTAATACAACTATAAGTATTAGTAATAAATACAGAACGCCAAATTGGTTCTAATATATTCATAATAGCATGATGAACAATTCTATCAGGATAATAAGGTAATTTAAATATAAGTCTTTCTTTAGGTTCTCTAATTATAAATGTATCATACTTAGAGGTAGTATAAGTTTGATTTATCAGTGTACTTTGTAATCTAACCAATAAACTATCTTTATACTTGTCAAACTCCTTAATATCATTTCTATTACTCTTATTCTTTCTAGCTTTCTTATCAGCTAAATATAGATTGTCTATTGAAACAATCTTTTCAAATAAATTATTATATCTTTTCATCTGAAGCACCTAAGTGAGTCTTCACCGAAGTTACCAACACACTCGTTTAGGTTAGTTATCTTTTGCCAAGAGGCAAGGTCTCGTTCCTCAAAAATAATCTGAAAATCACTGATAGTTCTCTGATAATCGTGCTTCATTGTACTGACATTAGCATTCGCATTACTAAGGTCATTGTTAGAATTCAGATTGAATAAACCTGCATTGGAACTATTACTAGTGTTAGCCCCTATCTAACTTACTTGTTCAATCCAGAACGACAACCTATTTGTTAATAATTAAGGGATATATACCAGACGAGTACCGACACCAGCACTCGCATCACCAAGGCCATGGTAAGAAGACAGAGCGAAGAAACCCGCAGAGGAACCATCACTAGCGTAAGCCCCCAACAGTAAAGTTCTGTCAGCTTCTATAGCATTCGTCCAACAATGATCACAGAAATACGTAGTAGAATTAGCTCCACCTTCCTAACAGAATAAGTCAGCAGCTGCATTGTTTGTAATGCGTTTAACCCATTGTCCGTTGGTAGTTAGAGTAGTTAAACCACTGTCTTCATATAACGATTTATCTATGCCAAAATTCTCTTTGTTGTTGGTGACGTATATCTTATTGTCTGTTCCTGTTACAACAATATCACAACAGTTCTTCCATACATGACCAAATGGATTCTCAATACCTCTATATCTATTAGCGTATTGACTGGCTTGTGTTTCAGTACCTTCTGCATCTGTATTAACGTATGAATACAGTACTTGACCAGAACTATTACCTAATGAATTAGTAGTACCTGTAGGTACAAAAACCCATCTATCAGCGCCGTTTTCTTTCTTAGTTCCATTAGTAATACCATTACCAAGCCCACCCTGATGATAACCTTCTTCAGTTAATGCAGTATTAACTGCTTTCTAACTATTAAGGGTAGCATATTCTACTACATAACACCAAGTAATAAACTTATGTATCTCATAAGTATAGATAGCATAACTGTTACTTCTATCATTACGAGCTTGTGTCAAGAAAGTAGTTCTATTAGTATTTACAGTAGGTACTTGATTTCTAATTGAGTATAAAGTACTGCCGTCCCTATAAGCTTCATATGCAGAGCAATACTTCTTACTAAACTTAGTATATCCTTCTAAAGGATATAAAGACATTCTGATTTCCCAATCATAGTCTCCGTGTACTACTACAGTATAGTATGCATCAGGTAATTCAACCATATCATTACCATCTTCAATGCCATTAGTTACTTCAGAACCATCTTCGTAATGATCCCAATCTGTAGCATTAAAGTATTTAATAGTACCATCAGAAGTAAGTCTACAGCCTTTGAATAATGATTGTACTGGTAGGTCTTTATGCATTTGCATATTACCAGTTCTTACTCCATCAGGACTACTACCTGTAAAACGTACTCCATACCATAAGTCACCTGCAGCATATATCTAAGAACCGTTCAACCACATCTCTTGAACGGATTTCCCATTAGCAGCAACTTCTTGGAATGTTAAATTATTTAAACCAACTTGTCCCATAATTAAGCTGAAAGTTTAATATACAATATACCAGGAGTCTAACTACCTACTTCAGGTATTTCATCTACTATTTTAATCTGAGTAACATCTGTAGAAGTTACTTTATTAGCTACAGCAGTATTTATCTTATTATTTGCTTCACTTTTAGTATATACATCAGACTTATTTGCTTTAGTACCTAATTGATTAGTTATAGTAGTAGCAAAGTTAGGATCGTCACCTAATGCAGCAGCTATTTCATCTAAAGTATTCAGAGTTTCAGGAGCAGAAGCAACTAATCTGGCACATTCAGCTTGTGCTATTTCGATAGCTTTAGCATCTGTTTCTAATTTAGTATAAGCATCAGTAATACCATAACCTGCCAATGTAGTAGACTTATTTGCTTTACCGTTTAGGTCATTGGTTAACTTCTGTTCAGCTTGTTTAGCTCTATTTACCTCATCTGCAATTTCCTATTTCAGTTTCTTTATTTCTACACTCTAATCAGTATTAGTAAAGTAATTAACCGGTAACCAGTCATTGCCTGTATAACTTTTAATTACATTACCGTTAGCATCAGTAGATAAGTCAATCCAATAAGTTACTTCCATAGGATTGGGAGCATAAAAAGATGCTACGAAGTTAGGGTTCTCTTGTTTTATCATAAGTTTTATTAAATTAAAGTTATAAAATATTTAGCAATAGACCCCAATACAATAGATGAAATTCCAATTGCTAAGTCTTTTTTATTCCATTTACCATTATAGTAATGACATCTATCACTATTCTCTTTAACAAATAGCATTAGCAATGATGTACTACTATTAAGTAATAATGCAGTAGTGAAATATACTACTGCACCAAATATATTATTCTTTATAGAATTCTTCATTATACCACATTTGTAAATTTAATAGTACCTGCAAAGTTAGCTACTTCTTCCATATTTAAGAAGTCTAATTTAACTGCACCAGATACATTATAGGTCTATATCAGGTTCTTGCTGCTTAGAACACATCATATTGTTCTTTACCCAAGATAATTCATATTCAGTAAGAGTACGATTAAAAATAAGAATATCGCCGTGACAACCAATAAAACTTCTTGAATCATCTTTCCTAATAGTTCCTATAAATAAAGTATCAGTATCTTGTTTATCACCAGAATATATAGTTTGTTCATTATATTTATTTTTAGTTTGATAAACAATAGAATTATCTTTATCTATATTTATATTAGTTGCTGAATAATATGAATATGTATTCCATTTATCCCCTTGTTTATATTCTAAAATAAAAGCACCATTTTGCTCTAACGCTTTAGACATAAATACACCATTATCAACTTTTTCAGCAAACCAAGTTCTATCAGCAATAACTGTATAATCAGTTAGAATAGGAAGCCCATAAGCAACAGTGTAGGATTTACCATCATAGCAAAGCTGATTAGGATAATCAGGAATTAATTCTACGTCAATTTCAATATCTTTATTAGTACTAAAATCATAATAAATATTTGGTTCTTTTTGATTGTTAAATATTTCTTCACTTATAATAGGAATATCTACAACAGAACCATTATTTATAATAGCCGAAAAACATTGAGTAGTAATTAAAGTACCATCAGTAGAAACAATGCTAAATTTAATATCATTTATTTCTTTATTAAAATTAAACTTAAGTTTATAAGGCTTATTATAATAATTAGCTTTTTGAATACCAATAGTAAAACCAAAATAATTATTAGGATTCTTTTTAACAATATGAAGTTTGTTATGAGCTTTTGTACTTATATTATGAATAACAGAACCAAAAATCCATTTTGTAAAGTCTTGAGCATAAATGCCAACACCACTATTCAATCTACCTTTAAAACTATACAAATAGGCGTGGTTGCCGTTGCCGCTAAAGTCTTTTAGAATAGAAGTGGGAAGTTGCTCAATAGTAGCTTCTTCTGTTACTGTTTGAGAATTACAATAAAAACCAAAATTCTTTTGAGTTTTAATGCTGGCAGGTAAATGATAGATACCACTTCTATTAATAGTAATAATACCCACTGTACCATCTTCCTTGTTATAACGGTATCTTATAACAGCACTACCTGTATATTTAATATCAAATTCAGCAATAGAATTTCCAAAACCTTTATAAGCGACACTATATTTTAGTTCTGTACCAGCAGCAATAACTATTTTCTTTTGAGTAGAAGTAACTCCTGTGCTTTCAATTCTCCATTTAGTAAAATCGTCGGCATAACTTTCAATAACATCGAAATTCGTCATACGCTGTTTACAGTATGGAGAATACCAAGCTACTATACTTTCCTTAAACCAATCTGGTTGTTCGGGTTCAGGTGGTGTAGGTGTACCAGGTATATACCATTCACCTAATGCTACAGCGCCTATATTAGTATATTGACTAATGCGTATATGTTTACCTTTGAATAAACCAAAATCAACCTAATTAGTATCCTATACTACATTTAATATAGGAGTTGAAGTAAGACTTTGAGTTAGATCATTTATAATGAGCTACCCAGTAATATTAGCAGGTTCAATATAGGAATCTCCCTTCTCTATATGATACAGTTGAGGAAATACAAAGTATGCCTAAGGATTTATAAATAAAGGCTGATATAGGATCGTTTTCATAGTGCTAGTACCTGTTTACGTAATCTCCCTTCTCTATATGATACATGTACCCAAGAGAAGTTTGATTCATTTATTAACTGATCAAATGGAAGATTATCCTTAATATAGTTGAATAACTTCTCATTTTCTGTCTTACTACCTACAGTAATATCAGCTGCTTCGCCGTATAGGTGCTAACTCTTCTTAGCTTTACTACCTACAGCCTTATTTAAAGCCTCACAGCGATACCCTGAGTTAACTTTGATAGGTTTACCATACCATTCCCTTAAAGGGTCTAAAACAGCCTCTATTAGCTTCTATAGCTTTAATACCCCTTCCTCTGAAGGAGTATTGTCTATACCGTTAGCTTTTGCTGTAGATGACTTTGTCATTTCCTCAATTGTAAAATATTTCATTATTTCTATTGTTTACTGTGTAATATAAAATACTGATTGTCTATATTGAGATGGTACTCTATTGTAAATATTTGTCCAAGTTTGCATCTCTACAGCAGCCTTAGGTTCAATTTGAATAGCCTTATTTTCCATTCTTCAACTCCTCTATTTGTTTCTTTAAATCTTCTACTTCCTACTTAAGTAACTTAATACCTTCGATAGCTACTACTCCTAACATACAGTAATCTACAGACTTCATACCATCACTATCAGTATTAACTACTTCTGCAAAGTTATTCTCTAAATCCTATGCAATAGTACCTATCTGATGTTTATCGTGCATATTGAACTCTACAGTAGGTATGTTACATATTTGATCTAACGTATGCCTTAAAGGAGCTATATCAGACTTTAATCTAATATCAGATTCTTTAAAGAATCCAGATGCATGTACAGCACCATATGCTCCATCTGCACCAGCTTGACCATTGCCTATATATATTGCTTTGGCTGAAGTTACAGCATTATATCTAGATCTATAGTTAATCCATACGTAATTTCCAATACTATTGTTTGCAAAATTAAATTCATTATCATGTACTATTTGTAGATTCTTAACTTCTGCGAATAGATCATTTTCAACATATGTAAAGAAATCTTTTATATCTCCTTGCGTATCTTTTATAGAATACGTATTATACCCATCTAATACTTCAGAGGAATGTGCAGTCATTTTTAATTCTGCATAGTCGCTAGTATAAAAATAATTAGCTCCACCTCTTAAATATATATAGAATGTGGAAGTCTATGTAGTTTGTCGCATCTCTCCAACTGCTGTTTCTCCTCCCCATTCTCCATCATAATTATTTAATTTATTTTTAGCATAAGCATATTGACCCCAATCACTTCCAATAATTGACATATCAACATGCAATGTAAAACCTCCATTATTTGTAGCCCAAGATGGTTTAGGGCTTATTCCCGCAGAATCATTATTAAGGCTGTTCCAAATTACTAAATTACAAGGAGGAACAATGGCATTTGGGCCTGCTGTAAATGATACAGGATACCAATGACTTTCATCAAAGCCTTCTCCTACTAAAGATACTGATTTACGTCTATCTCTATCTTTAGATAGAACGTACATATCATTCACATTTTCTACGATGAATAAATTATTATCAGTATTATCACTATCAATTACAGTTACTCTTCTACAAGTTCTTTGATTACCATTTGATATATAATAATTATAAATAAAATGCAGTTCATATTGAGTATTATCTATATTTTTCCAAGCATTTACTCCTGATAACTATATACAGTTACTATCAGTGGTATCTTTAACATGGAAAAAATATCGAGTATGTGTTTTTAGTATATCATTAACTATAGCTCTAAAGTTAGCAGAACCACCAAAAACTGAACTTATATCACTAGAAGCTCTATCTTTTTCATGATATACAATTGAAATAATATCTCTAATATCTTGTAATTCAATAATGTTTATATCAGAACTACTAGATCCACCACTCACTTCTTTATAAGTACCATTATCAGATAAGTATTTAGTACCATTACCATTAGTAATTATTTTATCTATTTTGGTCTTATCTGAAGGAAGAATAATACCAGCTGTACTATCAGTTGCAGGATTAAATTTTAACAGAATTGAATCCGTATTAGCCTAGTCTTTAAGATCTTGTTGTATTAAACTAAGTGATATCCCGCTATTTTTATGCGATAACCTTCCTTCAGTAACTACAAGATTAGGCATATTTTCTATTGTCTACTTTAAAGCATTACCGTCAGAAGCATTAAACTTACTATTCAAAGCATTCTGTGTAGCAGTAGATATAGGCTTATTAGCATCAGAAGTATTATCTACTTCACTTAATCCTACTTGATCTTTAGTAACTTCATGAGGATTAGACTTATTATTAATATGTGTTTCTAAATTAGTCTATACAGCATCAATATCAGAAGTAATACCAGCTTGATCTTTTAATCCATCCAGTTTAGTTTTATCTGATGATGACATTAAACCTGCTTGAGATGTAGTAGCTGAAGTAATAGTAAGAGTATTTCTACCTACTTGCTATGCTTCTTGTCTATAAGTAGTAAAATTTAAAACTGCTTCAGTAGTAGATTGATTTACATTTACTGTATCAGTAATTAGTTTATCAGGTATTCTATTCAATTTATCTGTAGTAGCTTTACCCTTATCTCCAGGATATGCAGTAGAACTAGTTTCACCTAATGCTAATGATTTAGATATCTCAACATAAGCAGTACCTGACCATCTATAAGTTAAATTAGTATCTTGTACTATATATATCTTACCAGATTCACCAGTACCAGGTAAATTACTAAAAGTATCAACTTCTATTACATCATCTACATAAGACGGTAATTGAGCAGATGGAATAATACCACTTTCATTCAAAGAAGCTAAACCATTTGGAGCTCCTTTACTATCTATAAATTCTTGTACTTTGTTATTAAGTTCAGATGTATCACCTATAAGAATCCAATTACTTTCTTTAGTATAGTCAGCGCCAGGTGATAATTGATATACTTTACCAGGTCTATCTTTACAGGAAACTAACATACAGTCATATTTCCATATACCTCCCTATTCATCTGTCCAGGTCTCTGGTTTTACTAGATCTGCATATGAATTAACTAACGATCTAGCTTCGAGAGGGGCATCTTTCTTTACTTCAAGATTACCACTAAAATTAAACGTTCCTCTATCTCTCATAATTAAGCAAATGTTATTTTAAATGAAGATGAACCGTTAGTTCCATCATTACGAGTATATACTTTATATTGTACATCAGTGCCTTGTACATTTATAGTTTCAGTAGTAACAGAGAATCTACTAACACTATAGTCTTCATACTTACCACTAAGTGTATTCAACAGCGTAATCTTAGTTACATTGAACTTAGCTGGTATCTTAAATGCGTGTTTATTGCTTGCTGTTTCAGCTACAAATGTAACATCTAATGTTTTATTAGTAGTCAGTCCTAATTTGGCAAATGTTGTAATATTATCCTTATTAGTATAGTAAGGATATACTCCTGTAACATTCAATGTTTTGGAATTAGAAGGAGTTGAGCTAGTCTTAGTAATAGTATCTTTAGCTACTGATTTATGTTCTTCACTAGTCTTACCTAAGTTACTACATGCATAATATACAGGCATAGAAGCAAATGTAGCATTAGCTGTAGGCCCAGTTATATCTACTTTTACTGTATTAGTACCTTCAATAGCTTTAAATGTCTTGCTATCTAAAGTAACCTAAGCAGGATTAGTATTAGCAGTAGCATTCTCTACACTACCATTAGTAGTACGCTTCATAGTATAATTAACTGAATTTAGAGCAGCGTTACTAGCATTAACTGTTATAGTAGTATTAGAAGAATCCTTAGTATTATCATTAGTAGAACTATAACCATAAGTAAATCCACTGTATGTTCTAGCTGTAGTAGACATAGTAGCAACAGATAGAGTAGTCTTTCCAATAGTAACAGTAGCACCTACTTCTACTAAGCCTGTATTACTTAATGTAAATGAAGGAGCTGCAATAGCTGCACTAACTGTACCTTCTTTGAACACAAGATTAGTAGGCCATAATTCTTTAGTAAATAAAGATACAAATAAATCCTACATGCTTGTATCAGGACTAATACTGTTTATACCAGCTTTGTTAAGTAAGTCAGCTAACGGACCACCTGCAACCGGTATAGCATCAGTAGTCTTTATAGTTTCTGTAGTATCTTCTATTAATTCCTGATAATTACCATTATCAGTTAAATACTTATTACCATCTCCATCAGTAACTATCTTATCTACTTTTACTTTATCTGTAGCAGACATAACGCCTGCATTACTAGTAGTAGCTGATGGAATAGTTTTACTACCTTGAGCATCACCATCAAACAAACCTGATTCCTGTTTAACGTCATACTCATAGTTGAAAGTAACAGTTGAACCATCTGTAGTAAAGTCTGCAACTTCTCTAATGACGTTATCAGGTAAACTATTAGCTATATCAGCTAAATGCTTACCTTTACCACCATCATACGCAGTACCAGTTACTTCTCCAATAAATAGTCTTTCTGACATAACTACCATATCATTACCATCCCAAAGATGTATGATATTAGTTCTATTATACTCGTCTAAACCTACTAATACATATACTTTAGATGTAAGTGGGTCTAACATATCCCACTTATTAAAACTTCTAACGTATAGTTTCTTATTTTCTTTGCAGTAGTAAATATCTCCTTCTTTAGCTTGATATAACAGTAAGTCCATTTCTGATACTGTATCTACAAACTTCTATATTTTTATTAAAGCTTGTAGTTCTAAATCACTATCAGATATATCCCCTATATAATCTATTAAGGACTATATACTTAACTTACCATTATGAATGCCATCTTGAAAAGGAATTATTTCTTTACCATTGAGATCTTTCCTTTCGACTAACTAACTTATTCTAATTCCTTTTGTAATCATATTACTTGTCTTCTGTTTTTAATGCATTCATAGCATCTATGATAGCAGGCTTACAGTATTGATTTACAAATTGCATAATAACTTGTACTTCTTCATCTGTATATTCTAGCTCACCTTCAGAATTATATATCTTTAAAGCTAAAGAATGAGCTTTAATACCACTACCTACTTCATAAATTAATTCACCTAATTGTTGTCTAGCATCCAAACAGATCTTATTTGTCTTTTGAATGTCTGTGTATGTTTCTAGTTGTGCAAAATTTATTTTCATAATTAAATAGATCTACTTCTAAGTATTGCATAATATTTGTTTTGTGAATATATTAATAGAAAATCCATAACATCTCCTGCATTCACAGTAATCCATTCTATTCTATTACCATTATTATTATATAATATAGGTCTATTAGAATCACTGTCGTTATTTCCTCTACCCCATATATTGCATTCTTTTGGATTACTACGTGGGTTATAAACAAATGTTACAGGAACAGCCCATTCAAGAGTTTGTATGGCTAACTTTGTTTTTACACTATCAAGATGTGGTAATCCATACCACATACGTCTAACACTACTACCTATAAATATAGTCCTTGAATATTGCTGATACAGTATCTAATTTTCAGAAGGATTTGTAGCATAACTAAGTTTATAACCTACCACATCTCCATATAATGATAAAC